AGTCACATGTCAGTTTATACTTCAATGTATGAAATAGAAATGTTCGAAATCGGATCTGTGACCTCGGGGACAATTTTTCCACAAGAACAGCAGATGAGCGCGATGTACAAAGTGACTGCAAGTGACGTAAATGCCTCTAGAAATTGTATTAATTTCGTCCTGTGGGCAAAACATACGTCAGCGGACGCCAGCTGTACAGACGAGCTGACACTTACTGACTCGGGGCAGCTAGATGTACTGCAAGTTCACGGAGCATTATCTGATTGACATTTATTTTAAAAGTGGTAAAGTAGAATATGGAACAAGAAAACCAAACAGAAGAGCAATTAAAAGAGATGGATCTAGAGGGAGCCTTTAACCTTTTGGTAAATTTAGCTAGAAATACTAGGTTAAATTATCAAGAACATTCTTTAGTCGACAATGCCATTAAGATGGTCCACGAGGCATTGAACTCTAACAAAGAAGAACAAGGCGATAACAGTGAAAGTAAATAATTAACCGTTTACATTTATAATGTTACTGGTTATGCCCCTCAGATTTGAGGGGCTTTTTCTGTTTTGGGGTGTAATTTTATATAGGAATTTATGAATGCTCAACTACAAGGAAATAGTAGAGGTTCTAGATAAACTTGAAAAAGAATATATAGAGCTAAAAAAATCAGGGAATTCCCTAGCTGGGACTATGGGAATATTTTTTATTAGGAAGGCTCGCGCCGAATTTAAAGCAAAAATATTAAAAAAGTATTCTAAAGAATAAGGAGAGAACATGAAAAAAATATGGAATTGGATTAAGTTCGCGTATGGTAAATCATGGGAAATTGTATTGAAGAACTATAACGCAGTATGTGTTGGTCTAGTATTAACTTGCGTGTACTTTTCTTTAACTATCGTTAAGAATGCGGAGCACGCTGAAAGGGAATTCGGTCTCCTAAAAGATAGTTTAGAGTTACAGGTAGTGATTAAAGAACAGTCCTTTTTGATAAAGGAGCAAAATAGGCACCTAACGGAAGTATTTAACCTCGCCACAGAACAAGGGATGGAGATAAGAAACCAAGAAGATCAAATGCGAGAATTAAAAAGCACATTATATAATTTAAAACTTTACTATGACACACTAATTGAATACATGAAAAAGATAGATGAATGGCCCCCAAAAGAGGAGCCACCATTTTCTGACCCCGATAAGATTACACGTTCGGAGGCTAAATACAATGGACCTACAGAAGGCAGCGGATCTATATAAAAACCCGAATCCGCTTTGGGACAATATGTTATTTACTCGGCTAATGAATAAGCCGGAAATACAAAAAATTTTTATACAAGGAGAAATAGGTTATAGGAAAGAAAAAGGTTTTGACAAAGGGTATAGAAAAAGAGATCAGGAAAAAGACAAAAATTTTAATGGAGAGTACCTTTCAATGGGCAACAAAAACACATCGATAATTTTGGCTGATACACAGGTACTAGAAAAATGCATAAACTTATTAAAAGATGGATCAGATCCTGACGAAGTTGTTGCGTTGCTAGAAGCAGAGATAGAAGACATAGAACAATTAGAAAAGGAGCTCGAATCTGGACCTGAGGTCTCAGAAATACAAGTAGATAAAATAATTATTGGATCATGAATCACAAAAAAAAACTTGTCATGTTAGATGATCCGAACGCATACTATTGGGAAAAGCAAAAGGTCGATTGGGCGATTCAAGATAAAAAGGGTGTGTGGTGGATTATCCCCGGCTCAGAATTCTCAGAACAAAAAATATCCAACGAAGACAAAGTGAGAGTCAACAAAAAAAGAATGAAACAAAGGTCTCACGTTTTCAGTGTCTATTTTTATTTGTGGATTTTTATCTCTAGCATACTTGGAATAAGTTTAGCAGTAAATTTGTTATATTTTTTAGGTGTACTATAGTATGTGAAGATCCTGCGAACTATTTCCTACTCTCTATCTTTAGTACTTTGTGTGGTTCCGTTATTGTTGAGCGGGTGTGGCGTCTTCAAAAATCAATATCAAAAAAATTCGAAAGGTTTTTATGAAAGACATTACTATGCCTGCGGACCAATAGCTTTAGAAAAGGCCATCAACGAATTTTACAAAAGAGAAGGGGTAGTCTTCGCGAAGAACCCCGCTCCAAGAAAAGAAATTTCTCAGCAGATCCAAAAAAGAGGAATGAAGTTAAAGGGGCTATTAACCTTCTTTGACCCAGAAGCAATTGCTATAACTTGGACCAGTGAGATAAGATACATTATTGAAAAATATGGGTTCGAGTTAGTTAAACTAAATGACATAGAAAAGCTGGACGCAACTGTAGACATAGCTATAGTTTTGGTCCATGGTGAGTATTTTACGAAGCAATATCATTGGCTCGTTTTCCCTGTCGACGATATAAAAAATTACTATGGAGATAAAACTATAATAGATCTAGTGTATCTCTTAAAGTGGAAGAACAGCTAAAGGTATAATTTTTATAAATTAAATAATTAAAATCAATAAAATAGGTGTATTTTTCATTGGTAGGAACTATAATAATTACGGTAGATGCAAAAATGGACAAACTAGAATTTGAGAACTTCGAATTTAGCGATGGCGTAGCCCCTCACGAAGACAGGTCTCCTGCGGATCAGCAGGCAGAAAAGCGAATGAGCGAAGAGGAGGCAATCGAATTGTCTAATAGTATAATTAAAGCCCTAGCAGAGAAGGCTAAAGCTCACAACAAATTGTACCCCCGTAAAAAGGTGACTCTCGCTCAGTTAAAAAAGGTATATCACCGAGGGGCAGAAGTACCGGAAGACGACAAGTCTCTTTGGGCAATGGCTAGAGTCAATATGTTTTTAAGAATGAAAAGCGACGACTTGGCTACAGCCAAAAAGGGAAAAGTCATTAAGGTAGATAATTTTATTGATATTAGTGCTAGTTGGGAGCCTTTAGAGGAGGATTTCGACTTAGCCTCCAGAGATCTAGAGATATACAAGCTCTCTAACTTTAATAACATAAATGAACTATATTTGGAAGAATATAAAAAGATAGAAAACTGGCAAACTTGGGTATAAAATGGAAAATGCAAGTTATAGCGTAGACTTTAGTAAAAAGATCAATCAAGCAAAAGCGGGCGCAGGAGCGACTTACGATGTCGTATGTGGTCATTGTGGCTCAACCGCAGCGAAATTAGTACATGAATCGTGCGGAGACAATTATGAAGAGCCGCTAAAATACAAAGGCACCCCAGAAAAAGAAAAGAAAAAAGAATTTCGAGCCAGTGCGAATCGATTTAACCAGAATAACCACAAACTTAGGGACCCAAACGAATACCAAAGGGATTTGCCAAAGTATTTTCCTGAAGTAAACCATAGTCAAGATATCGTTTGTTCTAATTGTGGTAATATTGCTGCGAAACTATACCCACTTCGAGACAACATGTACGCTAATAAGGAGGAAAATAATGTCAACAAGATCAAATAATTCACATTTTTACCCAAATAAAGTTACTAGTGGGATAACTAACGCTGGTGGGCAGTATACGTCTCCCGATGGAAATACAATTTATATATGGGCCGTTATGAACTCAGACGACTCAGCACGAAGTATAGGTTTCGACACTAACGTTGATCCGGGACTAGGCGGAGATCTAATTATTCCGAAAGAGAGCACGCTTGCTTTAACTGTACCAATAAAGTGCCACAAGATGCATATCAGCCACGCTAACCTCACTGTAATTTGGAGGGACGAAGCATAATGAAAGATTCCAAATATACATCCGCTTTTAGTTCTACCTTAAAGCCCCTTATCGCTGAGGAAAAGGATAAGTATTTGGCCATGGCCACGTTGATGAATCTGGCCGATTTCGTTCCAGATATCGACATAGAGAAGGACGTTGATCTACTTCCCGTCGCATTTAATGCCTTTGTAGCAAATAGAGTAAACAAAAACGGCGATGTAATTGATACTGATACGGCGGTGGCAGTGCATAAAAATTTTATTAACAAACCTATCAATGTCGAACATAATAGAGAGAGAGTGGTCGGTGTAATCTTGACCGCTGGATTTAGTGCTTTCGGGACAGATCGACCTTTAACGGAAGAACAGGTTAAAGAAGGTAGCGAGCCGTTTAATGTGACTTTGGGCGGAGTTATTTGGAAGGTGACTAATAGCGGATTGGCGGAATTGATTGAAGAAGCGGCTGACCCTACTAGCTCCAGCTATAGAAAAATTTCTGCTAGCTGGGAATTAGGGTTCTCAGATTATAATTTAGTAGTTCTTCCCGAGGGAGAGAAGAACATAGAAAACGGACAATTTATTACAGATGCAACGAAAATAGAAGAAATGGAAGAGCATCTTAAGTCTTTTGGTGGTACTGGCAAGCTGGACAACGGCAAATACATTTACCGTCAAGTAGTGGCAGGGGTTGTTCCTCTGGGGATTGGTCTCACAGAGTCCCCTGCAGCGGATGTCAAAGGCATTTTAGCTAAAGAGGACAAGGGAACGACGACACAGCCTGATGAAACAGAACAATCAGACCAAAATAATAGTTCACAAAACAACAAAAACAATGTAAAAATTAATAAAGTTATGAAAAAGATCGAAAGCATTAAAGATATCAACGACGAGACGTTGCAGGAACTTTCAGCTTCCTCGATTTCCGACTTTATCCAAAGTGAACTCGAAAAGGCATCCGAGCAGTACCAGAAAGAGATGACTGAGGCGGAAGAGGCTCTAAAAGCCGCTAACGAAAAGTCAGATGATCTTACGAAGGAACAGTCCGAGATGGCTAAAGAGTTGGCGGAGATTAAGTCAAACCTTGAAACGCTTGAAAAAGCCAAGGCGGAAAAAGAAGCCGAAGAGAAATTTAACAATCGTATGTCCCTAATGGATGAGAAATACGAACTGACCGATGAAGATCGTCAGTTTATTGCCTCTGACGTTAAGGAACTAGACGAAGAAGCATTTTCTTCCTATCAGGAGAAGATGGCTGTACTTCTTAAAGACAAGGACAAAGAGTCGCTTGCCCAAAAGAGTGCTGAAGTCGAAGCCGAAGCCAAGACAGAAGAGGTTGAAGAGCCTGTTGCTGAAAAGGTAGAGGAAAAGACTGAAGAAGTCATCGCATCCTCAGAGGAAGCAAAAGAAGTTGTCGACGAGGTCGTAGACAATGCTGAAGAAACCAGCGAAGAAATTCCTGTAAGTTCTGAAGCAGAGCAAACGCTGTACCAAAAGTACGCTTCTGCATTTAGTCTCGAAGGATTCGATATTAACACTAACAGAAAGTAAAATTTAACAATTCATTATATAGGAGAAAAAAATTATGGCATTATTAAAACCATTTAGACAATATAGTGAGAACGACGTAGTCAACATGTTCGCGTATGATGGTTCAGACGCAACTAGGGGCGCTATGGTCAAGCTAAGTACTGCATCCAAGAAAGACTGGAAGGCAGATTGGGAACTAGACGCTGTATCTATTAATAATAGTTACGCGAATACAACTTCCGATCGTTACGCCGTTACAGCCCGTGTTGCACTCACCAGTTCTGGTGACGCAGCCTTTGGTATGCTTATGCATGACGTCAAAGAGTATGACGAGAACGGCGAAAAGCTGATCTGGCATCCTCGGAAGGCTCATGAGATGCAAGTATCTCTTAGCGGACAAGCTGTACCCGTATTGACTAGAGGCATTGTTCTCGTAAACGGAATCGACACTGCTCAAGGTCACGGCGTAGCCGTAGGCCCGGGCGTCAAGCTATACGCTGGCGACAACGGCTCGATTATGACTCACACGGACGCACAAGTGCCCGGTACACTAAAGCCAAGTTACGTTGGTTATTGTATTGGTGGCGCAGCGGACGACGCAACTAACAAAGACGTACTTATCAAGCTCGACTGCGATGGAGGATTCCATAACGGATCGGACACAGTAGGTCTGTAAACATTTAATAGGAGAATAAAAGTATGAAATTAAAATTAAAAAATACTCCAGAACAAGTAGAGCTTATCAAGGCACTCGGATCGAGAGATCAGAACGTGTCCGCTGAGGCTGCTTCCGCGTTCGCTGCATTTATTGGTCCTGTAATTCAAAAGGTTATTGCTCATGCTGGTACTGCCGGTATGTTCTATACGGATACCTTGTTCGATGAGGATGATTCCCCGAGCTATCCGCTTGACCTTTATTACGATGACAACCAAGGTTATGTGACCATTTGGTCTCAAAACATTGCTGGCGGCATGCCCACCTCGCAAGTCGAGGGCGTAGCCGAAATGAAAATTGCGACTTACAGAATCGACACAGCTGTTAGCTGGTTGAAGAAGTGGGCCCGCAAGTCTCGTTTGGACGTAGTTAGCAAGACCCTCGAGAGAATGGCTCAAGAGGTTCTAGTTAAACAAGAAAGAAACGCATGGGCAGTTGTTGTTCGTGCCTTAGCGAATGCTGAATCTAGCAACTCTAGTGGTAAAAACAATGGACACATTTTGTCCAGTCGTAATCCTACTGAGTTCATCGTTGATGACTTAAGCAGAATGCTTACCCTCATGAGAAGACTGAGTGCTTCTTGGGTGGACGGCACTCCTGCTGGTGCTGACGCTTATGGTCTTACTGACCTTTTCGTTAGCCCTGAGATCAAAGAGCAAGTTCGCGGTTTCGCTTATAACCCAATGAACACCCAAGATTCACCTAGCGGTGCAAATACGGTGTCCAGTATCGCTTTGCCCGACGCTGTACGTGAAGATATCTTCCGTGCTGCTGGTACGCAAGAGCTTTGGGGAGTAAGACTTACCGACCTTCTTGAGCTCGGTGTTGGTCAGAAGTACACCAAGTTGTTCGACAAGCTCGGACCTAACGGTGCTGCTCCTGCTGATATCGCCCACAGTGCTACTGCGGGTCTTCAAGGCGGAACTTGGGCAAATGCTGATGATCAGCTGATCATCGGTCTTGACGCTTCGCGCGATGCCTTCATCAGGCCTGTCGCTCAACAAATGGACAGCGGTGGCACGTTCACCGTTCTGCCTGACGACCAGTGGGTTGCCAGAGCAGATAAGACCGGCTTCTACGGTTTCCTAGAAGAGGGTCGCGTTTGTATCGATGCGAGAGCAATCGTCGGCATGGTTGTTTAACCAAGCTTCATATTCACACAACTCGGGGGGTTTCCCCCGAGTTTTTTTTTGCTTTTATATTCTTCGGCTGTTATAATATAAGGAATAATAATGCCAACGAAATACCAACAATCCCCGCTTCCAGAAGATAACAGGGAACCTGTGGTTCTGGGGCCAACCAACCTTCCTGACGGAAAGAGGGTAAAAATTTACAATGACGGAACTCTGGAGGCTGAGAACATAAGAGAAAGGGATAGTAAGCAACTAAGTTTAAATTTTACTGAAAAGGGTAAAAAGTACTATTTTAGCAAGGAGCTAGATGAAAACACCTCAGAGGAATACGTCCCCCATGATATAACCAAACAATATAGGACGAAGGTATCGAGGTCATTTCAGATCAAACAGGCCTTTGCCGTATATGAGGGAGAAGTTAGGAAGTTTGTAGTAAAAGAATTAGATAGATATAAAAGCCTAAGAAAATCATGGAAGAAGCAAGTAGATAAAATATTAAAAACAAAAAATGAATTCATCTTTACAAACACTCGTTATGGAAGTCTCTGGAATAAAATTTATGTAGACTCTACTCAGTTCGGTCCTTACAATCACGATACTAAATTACTCGTTTCAAGAGAATTAGATTTTATTAATGACTTAATTGTTATACGCACCGGGGAAACCCATACAATATACGATAAGTCATCTAATAGTTTTATCGTTTCCCCCTCTGGCAGCACCATAGTATGGGTTTCTCCTCATGAGGTTTTGAACTATTCAGGCGCGGGAAATTATGTTGTCACTGGTACAGCCTTAGTAGAGAGCCTCGGTCATAGTGGGTCTCATTCGTCCGGTGTATCATTTTTCGATAGAAATATCGGCTTGGTTAATAACACGGGGGTCTATGCAATCTCTTCAAGATTTATTAAGATACTTGAGAACGAACAAATTAAGACTCAAATAAACTACAATTTAATTAACTCTTCCGAACTCATTAAGAAGCAACAAGATTGGGGGATAGAAAATTCTGTGTTTTATTATGCTTATCCGGAATACAAAGATAAAGCGCTTACCGGAATGTGGGACGGAACTATACCCTCCGGTGCGTCGTTTAGCATAGAGACTTGGTCAACTAACCCAAGATATATAGGTTTTGATGGAGGTATATCTGTAGTGCCTGTAGATGCCTCCAAAGCCGAAGACATTGATATATCCTTTACCGAAGAAGGTGAGGGCGTAAGCTCAGATTATCAAGCTTCAGTAAGGATAGCAGTAAATAAGGCTAAGTCTCGTTTTTATAAAAAATTAAATAAAATTTTAGTAGATAAGGGGCATAAATATAAGAGCAAGGGGTTCGTTCGTTATGAAAAAATGTTAGAAAAAGTTGCTCAAGATGTATATGACGGATTGGGAATCGTAAGAAACGAACAGGTGGCTAAGTTACAGGTTACTCCTACGGATCCATCAGATAGCCCAATGTACTACGATGGGTCTTCTGAATTGTACGGGGGATCATTAGAACATTCTGCTTATGATGCACTTTATACGTCTAAGGCTAGACAATATACAGATTTATCTACGACTGATGCGACGACAACAACATCATCGTCATCGTCATCAACGGGAGGGAGTTCTTACTAATGAGTTTATCTATCAATAGGGTTAATTATGCTTTTAGAATCAAAGTGCAATTATGTTTTAATGTTAATTCTGAAAACAGAGATGGAGATACAACCCCAAGATATTTTTTAAAGCCTATTAAGCTTCTTCGGGTAGAAAAGGTAGGGTTCACAAAAGAGTCTAGAAATCACGGATACCAAGAAAAGGGAAACAGGTTTTGGAAATACAAAAAAGCAGATGAGCTTACGGACACAAAAGCTGAAGAGATATGGGAGAATATTAAGACTAGTTACCCATATGGATATAAGGAAAACGATATGCCTTCTTATCTGAAGTATATACTTGATGTGAAACAAGATGAAGCGTTCCAAGCACATTACCGTAACTACTGGGAAAAGCATACTAGTCTACAAAAAAAACCAATATTGCAAGCTGATGGATCCTATGATCAAGGTCATGCTTATCCGTATATAGAATTCGAAATTAATGAATTGGTAAGGGTAAAGTTTCCCAAGGGAACCGTCCCGCCTCTTGATTCTACGACGAGTCAGTACTCGGAATATAGCGCGTCATCAACATATTACGTAGAGCCTACCGCCTATTCTTGTCATGAGGAAGATATAAACGTATACGTTCAAGACGATAATGGAGATACTGCATTTTATATTGACGGATTTTATAGATACCCCCTCACTTTAAATAGCTCTGGCTCTTCGTATAATTTTCATTTGCAAAGTGGAGACGGCGGCTCATACCAAATTTGGCCGAGTGGGGGTTCTTACGCTAATTGGAGCGGATATAAATTTACATTTAGTACCGGTAGCGATGGAACTTGGGAAGGGTTTGACGAATACACAACTAATGTGCAAAGATTCGTATCTCCGCAGGTCCATCTTCCATGGTATATTACCGTTGCGGCAAAAGACAATACTCACCCATATCCCACCGCAGGGAGTTCTAATGGTTATGTCGTCAGTGGTGAATCAAACCAGTCCTTAGATCTTTCTTTAACTAGGGGTCATACCTACAGCTTTAGTCAAACCGGCAGTTCAAACGACGGGCACCCATTATACATCAGTACTGACTCGGGCGGAGCAAATACAAACATATTCCCATCGGGAGTGCTAGTAAGAGACACAGGTAACGGAGAGGGGAGATTGATATTTAATGTCCCTTATGATGCTCCAGACACTTTATATTACCAGTGCCAAAACCATCAATATATGGGAGGTAAACTAAATCTCTCTGATCCTACGGCAGCTAATGGAGATAAGCCCGGCGAAACAGTGAGAATAACATTAAATCAACAAAAAGACATGTATATGACGTATTATTCTTCAGACAAATCAGGCTTGGGAGGAATAATGTTCTTAAAGAAAGAGTGCGATGGACAAGTTATTGATTTTTAATTGCATTAAGGGTTAAGTTAATGTATAATAATATAGTTATTTGAAAATTGGCCTTATTGGGTGAATTCGGTAGAACTCTCTCTGAGACAATACCGAGCCAAGTCGGAAGTGGGCTTAGTGCTTCCGGAAGGTGTAGAGACTAGAGGGTGAGTCCCAGCAATAACCCCTCCACGAGCGCCCAACACTGTAAAAAGTGAAGATATAGTCCGAACTGCATGGCGACATGCAGAAGTCGTAATTAAAAAAGCGGCGATAACACAATTGGACTACGTGGTTCGTGCAGAGTGCTAATTGGCATTAATGCGAATGTCAATGAAGTTTACGAAACTACGTGTCGGCTAATCCAAAAAAAATATTATGACAGCGAAAAAGAAAACAAGTAAGAAAAAGAGCACGAAAATGGAATCTCTTTCACAGACTCATGGTATGGTGGAAAAGAGACAAACCGAGCCGACTACATTAGCTCAAATTTGGGGTGATGATGGGCTAGCTAGGTACGGGACACTCGACGCAAAAGAGTACGAAACAAGACTGGACGCCTATGGCAAAACTGACCTCATGGCGCACGCCCAAAAAATGGGACTGATCCCCATAGATAATACAAAAATGTTAAAGGAAAGACTGCTTACCGAGTTTAATCGTTACGCATCTACGTTTAACAAACCAGCTTCTGATCCAACTAAAGATCCAGATTTGAATGCTGACGTAAGAAAAATTCTTGAAGAGGGAAGATAATTTGGTTTAGCTAGGATAAATTTAAGTGTAATATTAATTATATTATGCTTATCTACTACAATTTAGACGTTATTCAGGGGTCGTCATTTTCCGCCCAACTATCCATTAAGAATTCAGATGGGACAGCTGTCGATTTAAACGGCTACAGTGTCCGTGGTCATCTTAAATATAACTATGGAACAGGGGCATATTTAGTTGATCTTGGTCCACAAGTTAATACCGAGGGCTCACTAACTCCAGCCAGTGGGGTAATTAGCGTTAAGCTCACACCAACACAAACGCAAGCTTTACCGGTTGTCATGGGCGTCTATGATATAGAAACTTATACAGTAAACGACGAAGAAGTAAACAAGGTATTGGATGGTAAGGTTAGAGTTCACCCAGAAGTAACTAAACCTCAATAAAATTGAATGCCTATATCAAATGACATACAGGTAGACGTAGTTCTTTCTGGAGCGAGTAATACTAGCGTTAGGTCTCTCGCGGGTAATAACCAAGTGAGCGTCGGGTATAGCAATCCGAACGTTACTGTCACGCAAGGATCTTCCCCAAGTGCGACCGTTTCTGCCCAAAGCCAAAATGTCAATGTAGGCATGGCTGGCATACAAGGGGCTGCGGGATCATCATTGGCCGCCCGAGGAAGCGATGGGCAATTTCAATACAATAGACTAGGCTTGGTTTCTGGCTCCAAGGCGTTTCTTTATTATCCAGACACAAATAACGCAGTAGTTGATGGGGGAATATTTACTGTAAAGAATTCTGTTTTTAAAATAGACAACAGCCATATAGATACTAGCGAATTTTTAATTAAGAACGCAGCAAACGAAATATTTAAAGTAGATGAATATGGAAACATATCCGCTACTTCTAATCTGTACCTTACTGGAGACATCTTACCTGCGCAAAGCGGAATTTCAGACCTTGGGTCACATTCGAAACCTTTCGGGGAATTATACCTTCAGGGGAACAGTGTCAATTTCGTTGATGCCAATGCTCAAATTAAAGCAAATAAAGGTGGATTTAATTTCTTTGTTGAAGAGGTCGACGCAGAAGGAAGAGCTGAAGTAAAAAATATATTTACCGTATTAACTGGCATTGGAGGAAGCAAAATATCAGGTATAGCTGAATTTATTGATGGATTCAAAATGGACGGATCCAAAGTCACTAACATGCCCTATACGGGAATTACAGATAACGGTATATATATCGAACAAGATATTCCTCAGAATTCTAATGAAGTAACTGTAGATTTCGGAGAAACGTTATCTTATACTCCCAAGGTTCTTTGTAGTATGGTCCCTGCTGAAGGGTCAGATGAATTATATTTTACGTTTGTAGAGGATATAACTAAATCTAGTTGCAAAGCTGTATTTAGTAGTAAAATAATACAAAATGGATACAAATTAAATTGTTTTATTTCCCCTCACGACATCTAAATATCACATTTTAACATTAATTTCTCTACGTCGTATTCCCGTGTATTTTTATTCAGGGAAACACTTTCTTAAGGAATAAACAAAATGGCTAAAGTATTTAATGTAGAACAACTGAGAATCGGAGGACATCTTCTCACAGGTAGTGCAGAAGGCCTCTTTTATGACGCAGACGATAACGGTGTAGGTGAGAGACTGGCTCAAGGTGGTCAAGCTGTACCAACAGATAGAGAAATCACTGCTGGGTTAGGACTAAAATGGACAGACTACCCGTATGACACGGTTAACTTAACCTCTGATCGAACAATGAACGTCGAGTATGACGATAGTACTATCGGCGTAAACAGTTGGGACGAGATCTACGTAAAGTACCAAGGAATCACGGGCGGCAACCTTCATGCTGACGTTCCGGGACTTGGCCTTCGTTTGGGAAATACAGCGGGCGCCGCAGGAACTGACTCCGTACACGTAGGTGATGGATCTGGCCTTTATGTGGAAGGAGACTACTTAAATATTCTTAGTGTTGCTAATGATTCAGAAGGAAATGACAGTCTTCGCGGAATAGAAGGCCGAATGATCAAAGACGATACGATTTCCAACCGCTCCCTAAAGACAATTTCTGAAACTAATTTGGTTGATGGTTCAGTTAGATTACATAGCCAAGGAGGTCTTGAGCACGTAAACAATCAAGGTCTAAACATTGCAAATGATGCTATTACGAATGTCAGGCTAGACGCTGAAGTCGCGGGTGCAGGTATTAAACTTACCGACGCACTAGGCCTTTACGTCGGTGATGGTTCAGGTATTCACGTAGAGGGCGACTTCGTAAATATCTCTAATAGCAAAACTAGCGATTCAGCTCGCGTGATTGCTGGTGGTGCAGGTTCCCATGAAGACTTTATTAAGGACGGAAGTATTAAGCAAACCAAACTCGAACAGCTTTCTACTAATGACAAAGTCGCCGGTACAGCTGTTCAGGTTCTTTTAAATGGTGGACTTGCCGGTGGCTCCACAGCCACGAGTAATGGTGGGTTGTACATCGCAGACAACGCCATTGCTGCAGCAGAATTAAATGCTGACGCAGTTGCGGGAGCAGGCTGTAGCGGAGATACAAGTTCTATGATTTCTGTCGGTGGGGGCTCAGGTCTTCACGTAGAAGGCGATTATGTAAACATAAAGGAAGACGGAATCGTCGCTTCCATGATTGCAGACGGAGTGGTAGGAAACGCGCACATTGACACCAGTAACAAAATCAATGTCAATAGGACAAACATGGTCGCAGGCGCAGGTTTGCTTTTCAACGCTGGTGACACAAATGGTAACACCATAGACGTCGGAGCGGGCGATGGTATGATCGCCTATGCTGATAATATGGCCGTAGCGGCAGACGTTGTCAGAACTACTGGAACCCAAGAAATCGATGGCAACAAGTCTTTCACCAAGATCGTTGATTTCTTGTCAGGAATCACAGTCGCGGGAGACCTTGAAGTTCGGGGTCAGACCTTAGTAACTCAAAACAGTGAAGTAAATATCGGTGACTCCGTTATCGTTCTGAACGCTTATTACACCATGGGATCTCCTCCCGATGCGGGTATTGAAGTCGAGCGGGGATCACTCCATAACGGTACTCTTATTTTTGACGATACGGATGACGTATGGAAAGCTGGTAAGAAGGGCTCAGAAGGAGAAATCTTGACGGCGCCTCGGACATCAACTGACCCATTAAATACCACAGACATGGTCGGATCATTTATGATTTCGAAGCAGCTTCCCGATACCGTAACTAGAGAGAGCTTCTTGTTCTCTTTACATAACGATATTGCTTCAAACGTAGAACTAAAGAGTACACCCACTGTGGTGGTAACTCTGCAAAATACGGTAGACACAAATGCAGACTTACTTGCAACAATTGTAACCAAGGTTAATACTACAGGATTTAATGTAGATTTTTCTTCAGCTATTCCAGAGTCGACAGTTACTAATCAGGTTCTTTCTGATTATCATCTAAAGGCTTGGGTATCTACAGTGTAATTCTCACGCTATAACCATATAACCCGCCCTTTATTTTGTATGAGGGCGGGTTTTTTTGTATTACTTTACTCCCGAAAAGTATAATAGTATGCTATATTATAGCGATAGGTTTTATGTCTCAATCTAAAAATATATATTTAGGTAACATATTAGGCGGTACAGGACCGACTGGGCCAATAGGACCAATTGGGAGTACGGGACCATCTGGGGCTACGGGTCCAGCTGGAGGGCCTACTGGACCCACGGGCCCAGCGGGAGAGGTGGGCCCATCTGGACCGACTGGCCCTAGTTATACAGCGATATCCACGACGAACTTAGACTTAAGTCTTCCAGCGAACGCACCGGGGCAAAATGTTACGATAACCGTACCCGCAGATTTAGCTTATGCAGAAGGCTCTCGAGTTAGAATATTTGATAGGACAGCTGGCTCTGATGCCCATTTAGAGGGAAGAGTGATTCAGTACAGTAATACATCTCTAACTTTTACCGTAGACTACAGAGTCATGGGATCTGCCTCTAGTTCTAATTGGAATGTAAACATAGCTGGAGTCGTGGGAGCAACAGGGCCAGAGGGAGCGACAGGGCCTTCTGTTTTGCCGGGCGGAAATGACGGGCAAATATTATTTAATGATGATGGGGCAATCAATGGAACAAATTTATATTATATTGGTGGAATAAATGAAGACGGAGAAGCTTTCGCTTCGCTTGGGATAAATGAATCTGTACCAACGGTGGAGCTAGAAGTGAGCGGAAAAGCAAAGATTAAAACGATGGACCAAGCCGGAGCGTTAGACATATATCCAGTTGTCGTAGATGGGTTAGGAAACGAATTAAAATGGAAACCAAAATTAGAATTAGTACACGAATCATTTAATGGAAATGGAAGCGCTAGCGTATACCAGCTCGCACATGCCCCAGTAAGTAAAGAATATTTAATTATCGCTGTCGATGGCCTAATAAGGGACCCCAGTACTTATAATTTAAATGGAACTACGTTATCTTTTCCTAATGATCCGCCCAACGGGACTATAGACATAAGAAATATTATTATATAAAAATGGCATCTTGTAACCCAAACTCAAAAACTTTTCGTGCAGATCAAATACGTACTCAGCAGATTTGCGGGCTAGAGTTGTTATCTTCGCCTGTAATTAGTGGAGACTTGGTTGATGGAAAAACTGGTAATTATGAAGAACTATATGTGGCTGGTGTTAAACATATACCAAAAATTAATTTTGTATATGCTTTTAGATTCGGAGGGGGATGTACGGAACTAGACTATTATAATGCATCTGCCGGGGATACTGGCGTTTACGTCACAAACCCGCATCTTTTTGCAAGCGGAGACCATATGATTGTAGACTGTGGTGCGAGTGGGGAGGAGACTAGGACAGTCTCAGGAATAGCGAATGACGGGAGTCGGGATTTCGTTGGATTAAGCGGCGAAAATTTATATTATAATCATAATATAGGAGCTCAAGTCTGTAACAAATTCGGAACGTTTAGGGAGCATAATTATACGGGAGTTTCCGGGGTCACAGGATGTACAGAAACGTGTTATGATGCAGCACATTTATATATGGAAGTCGGAACGGGAATGCAGCATTTGGGGGGAGACATGACTTGGTATGTTACAGGATATAGAGAACATTTTATAGGATTTTCTGGAATTCAGGCCCATGTCACTGGATTAGATATATTTGGACTTTTAACTTTTATATATCCAGACGAATAAGTATAAAATAAAGAGGGAACATGTCGACATTTTATTTAGGTAATATATTGGGAGGAACGGGCCCGACTGGGCCGACGGGGCCTATAGGGTGTCCGTCATGTCTGTTGTTGCCGAATGCGACTTGGACAAGGCTGGAGTCTGACGGAAAAGTTAGAACTCTTGAAAATCTAACTGGACATAGCGCTAGCTGCTGGACGGTGGGAGAATTAATAACAATTAGTGGCAGGGACTCTAATAATAATCCGATCTCAGAAGAGAGTACAATTGACGCGATAGATACTACAACCAATGAGGTCGTAACGGTTCAAACCTTGCACGTCTATGATACGGATTATGAGATTACATTATGCCACGGTCACAACGTCGGACCAACAGGGCCTTCTCAGGGGCCTACGGGACCCACGGGACCGACGGGACCGATAGGCGGAACAGGGCCCACGGGGCCAGATTGTTCAGGTACAGTAAATGGAACATCACTTAGTTTAATTTCTAATACTACTCAGGAAGGCGCGATCGTATCAGTTACAACTCAGTCTTTAAAATGCTGGACAGTTGGTCAGATAATTATACTGTCTTATCCGACGACGACTACAGATTATCTTGTCGGAACGGTGACAGAATATGACCCTAATGGTACTGTTCTGTCGTTCAAAGTTATAAAGAGGGTGGGTAGTGTAGAAACTTCATCTTGGAATATAAATGTCAGCGGAGATCTAGGTAGCTCGGGGCCAACTGGACCAAGCGGTCCTTCGGGACCTTCGGGGCCCACAGGTCCGCTGGGGCCCACTGGACCGAGGACCTTAAGGGGCGCAGCAGATACAAGTATAACCTTAAGCGGGGGGACAATAGCATTGAATGCAATGAGCACTGACTTGTTTAATTGCGTTTTAGGCGACAATTCTACCATTCAGCCGAGTAATGTAAGCGCTGGCCAAGTTCTTTATATTAGGGTTAAGCAAGACGGCAACTATAGCCTAAGTTGGGCTAACCCTTCTGATGGAAATATCTATTGGGAAAACGATACGGTCCCCACTCAGTCTTCTACGACAGGGAAAAGTACCCTTTACAAGATAGTAAAAGTCCATACAGATGGTATATATTTGGGCACAGCTTTCGGAAACTATTCTGTTTAAGGATAATACCTCTTAATCCAGTCTAAATTATCTCTACCTTTGTTTGTATGGTAAAATCCTTCTCCTTTAAGGTTTTCTATTCCGTATAAATACTCTTTATACATCTTAGAGACTCTCTCTAGGGAAAAGTTTTTTTCTGCCCATTTTCTACAGTCTTCGTGTTTTATTTTATCTATATTTTCTATCGCCCAGATGAAGTGATCCATGTTTCTACATCTATACCCCGTTGTTCCATGTAAGTTATTTTCTGCGAAGCATCCCCAGTCACTCGTAATGATAGGCGTACCGCTCAACATGGCTTCTACGGTTACCCCACCGAAAGGCTCAATATAATACGTAGGTAAGATTAATGCCTTTGCTTTCTTGAGTAGCTTTTTCCTTTTCTCTACGTCTGCGAACCCAACATCTACTACATTATCTGGAACTTCATCGTAACCGATATCTTTTAAATCCCCCTGACCCGCGACCAAAAGTGTTTTACCTGTTCTTTGCATCGCGTCTACGATTATATTAACCCCTTTTATTTCCGTGATCCTGCCTAGGTATAGATAGTAATCATCTTTATCGTCGCAATATTCAAAATCGTCAAGATCAAAATAGTTTGGTATGACCGCATCGTACCATGATGGATGAGCCTTTTTAAGATCACCATATATAGCATGCATGACTGCGTAAGATTCGAAAACCTTATGGGGGGCAAACACGCCACCGGCATTATACCCTATACCCGGTTCTATGACGAAAGCCTTGTCGCTAAAACTTGAAGCAATCGGTTGGTGCCCGTACCCCCAAAAACATAGGATTGCGTCCCCCTCTTCTAGCCGTTTCTCTAGTTCGTGTTTACCTTTGTGATAAAAAGTCTGGTGTGCGTGATCGCCAGTGTTATGTTTAAAAAATTCCTTTTTCCAATCATAGGATCCGTATGCCTCTTTTAGGGTTTCATTTGTTGTGACTGTGACGTGCTCGCTACATAAAACTTCAGACTCTTCATGACCATAATGTATAATTTCATAGTGAGGGTGCATCATTTGACAAAATTTCAATACTTTTTGGGTAAAAGCACAAGAAAGATACTCTTTTGAGGTAACGGTGTGAGGAATCGCTAGTGCATGCAGTTTCATATTGTGTAATAAAAATATCATATCTTGGGCATTTTTTCAATATAATATTAGAAGAGGTCCAAAAATGCATCCATCAGACGCAGACTCATGTAAAGGTTGGTTTAAGCAGGGAAAATCTTTCCCAGAAAATGTAAAAGACGCGATATGTCATGTACCCGAAGCAGTGGGTGGTACTGGCCCCACGGGCCCCATAGGGCCCTCTGGAATACATGGGGGAGGGGTCGATGTCCCTGCTTCTTGCACAGAGGTTTTAGAGGGTACGAATGGGGTAAATCCCCCAACTTATGTAGATCCATCAGGGTGGAAGTGTGCTTCGGATAGATATTACGCTAAAATATGGACGCAAAATATTACTAATGAGACGTTTACCCCTGACGCGAATGAATACAATATTTTTGACATAACTCACAGCGGGAGCTGTATCCTCGCTGAGCCAACAAATATGCAAAATGGCAGGACCATTAGCGTCGCTCTAAGGCAGGCTGGACAAGGGAATAACAGTGTGACTTTTAGTCCAGTTTATGAATTTGATGGAGGATGGGATAACATTACACTGACCTCTGGAAGTAAAGATGTAATGGTGGCAACAAGGATAAATGATTTTTATTTTTGTACTATGGCTAATGATATTAAAACAGGTCTAAGCCAAGACCAAAGTTTATTAAGTACTTCTGTGATTACAATTTAAAACACATACTAAAAAAAATATAAAATGAATCGGTCCACGGTCCAACCATTAAGGAGGAATAATGCTCATTGGCGTCTTGCCTGTTTCCCTTTGTGGCTAAAATTTGAAAACAATTTCATAGATTCATCTAGAACTTTAATTAAATTGGGTAGACCCGGAACCCAGCCTCTTCAGCAAATAACCGGGTTAAACCCAGACGTTGTACCTATCAGTCAACGCATAATTACTTATCCTATTTTTGATACCTCTAAATATGTATCCCCTCCCGCTTCCGCGCGTTTTAGAGGTGAACATCTTGTTGTTACTGGTGCTAGTCCCGCTACAGTTGTTGGACCGATGTACGGGGCTAGTGCTGGTAACGACAGAATTTATGTTGGGGATCCAAGTGCCTTTAATGAAGGAGATAGGGTCCTGTTGGCATCTGGATTATCTAATGAAGAGGTTGGTACAGTAAATGCAATAACCTTGCCGGCTCCAGATAACGGAAGTATAACGGTAAACGAAAATCTATACTATAATCATGCCGCCGGAGAAAAGGCGGATTTGGTAACCGCTACGGGAATTGGATACGATTCACTAGCAGTATCTGGTACAGGCTTAACGGCAGATCCTGAATCACTCAATTTTGATGAAGATTTTACTATAGAATTTAATGCGTTATTTGATGGAATCCCTAGCGGCGCAAGCGGAGAGTGTATGGTCGATTGGGGTAATTTAAAATTATTTAATAGAGAGGGTCGTTTTGATGTAGAAGTACATAGGGAAGCAGGCGAAGAATCATACGACCCGGTAGTTTTAAGTTATTACGATGAAGAGTTCACATATGACGACAATGAAAGAACTCTGAACGGTTACCTAGAGTGGGGAATGGAGGGAAAATTTAATCACTACGCCGTAGTGAGAAGAAATAGGCAACTCAACTTTTTTGTTAATGGAATTAATTCGGCAGAGACATATTGCTCAGAGAAGATTACGGGTAAGGCTGATATACCGTATAGGAATGTTAGAACAATTGGATCTACAATAAGCGGAACAAACTTTTTCACTGGTTGGGTAGATGAATTCAAGGTCTGGTGTGAAGCCATTTATGGGCCAGAGCCTTTTCACTGCTTAAAGCCTTATTGTCATGGGCCAATAGCCTCGGGGGTTTGCGTATTTAAAAATGATACACGATTCGACGACCAAAGAAATAGAGAGCTTCTAATAGAAAACGAAAATGACTGTTGGAGCGAGCAAATGCCAATTAAGTGTCATGAAAGTCCCATCTTGTTCGTCAAGGTTTGTCCGCCTATTGATCCTAGATATCATGAAAAAATACCACTTCCATATGAAATTAGATGGTTTAAAGACGGGAAGTATATCGCCACAAGTAAAGACGGTAAAGTGGGAACCGATACAGAATATGCTAATAAAAAATATATAGTTGGCCAATATGGATTGGGCGAATTAAAGATTAGAGATTTTGGAGAAGCGGACGAGGGCTGGTATACGGCTAAGGTACTGTTTGGTCCGGATCCGTTGAGACCAATAAGCATAGTCGAGGGACCATCTGTTAGGTCAGTTAATTTAACTCATTATTGCGAGCCCTGTTTTGCCAAGGGGACCCAAGTCCTGCTAAAAGAAAATAGAGTAAAGCGAATAGAGGACATAGAGGTAGGCGAAAAGGTCTTAGGAATTGAACACAATAACAAATTCAAAGCCGTACAAAATAAAGTAAAAGAGCTTCATGAACATACAGCAAGTAGATATTATGAAATTCAATACAATACAATTGTTTCTAAAATCGTTCAATTAACCAAAACCTTAAAGGTAACTGAGGATCATCCGTTCTTCGTTTGCAAAGACAACGAACATGTTAGTGAGGGCAAATATGTGCCAGTCAAGGACATTTCTGAAGGAGATTTATTACACATACATTTATGGACAAGAGACTGTACTGAGTGTCCTTACAGGGATAAGATTCTTCTTAGCGAAGTTAAGAGAAAGAGGTTAATAGAAAAAGAAATACCCGTTTATAACTTGTCTGTGGAAAACACAGAGAACTACTTCGCCGAAGGGGCTTTGGTTCATAATAAAACTAGATGTGAACCAGTATTAACGATAGAAAACTGCGGAGCTCACTGCTACTCCAGTTCTCCCGTAGTCGAAGCAAGGTTAACGCCGTCTTGGTGCGCTTCGGAACCAATTATATGGAAATGGAATCGCCGCATACTAGATTCCCTAAGTGCTTTTAGTCTACAGGGGAACGGGTACACAATAGAAGAGGGTAGCACTGTAGACTATCATTATTCTAGATTAACGATTCTTGATTTAAAAAAGGATATATTAGATATTAATGTCGAAGCTATAGATGCAGATGGAAATGCATACTTTTCAGCAGATTGCGACGTTATAGTTTATGATTGTCCCGCCACAGCTACCGTAAGCGCTACAGTTACTCCAACAATTACATATACTCCGACAATTACGGCTACGAGACCTCTTACGCTTACTGTGACCGTAACCCCAACGGAAAGCTCTACACCGACCATCACTGCGACCCCGACGTCAACGGAAACCTTTACGCCGACCGCAACCAAAACGGTTACTCTCACTCCCACAATTACTCAAACGCAAACCATTACCAAAACTCCAACCGTAACGGCGACATTTACGGATACATTGACTGCCACCCCGACAGGGACTTTAACAGTCACGCCTACGGCGACAATAACAGAAACCGTTACAGCTACGACTACCCCATCTTCGACCCAGACAGAAACTTTAACAGTCACGCCTACGGCGACAATAACAGAAACCGTTACACCTACGGTCACCCCATCTTCGACGGTGACCTCGACCGTTACGGTAAGCTTAACTCCAACGGCAACCGCAACGATTACTTTAGCTGGACCTTGGTATTGCATATGTGATAGATGGAATCAAATTAATAACCCATCTCAAGCCACTTTTTGTATGCAAAGTACCGAGTATCCGACGGTCCAAAATGGACTACTCGGAGTACACGCGATAGTAATGGGGGCACACCAATCCCAACAAGAATGTCAACAGGCTTGTGAATGTCCACCTACAGAAACTGCTACAGTAAGCGCGTCTGTATCCGCGTCGCCGACAGTAACGGCAACGATTTCCGACACGCCGACAGTAACGGCAACTGCTACATATGGAGACTGCTGCAATATCCCTTATACTTCTCCAGATGGATACTTGGAAGAAGGTAGACCTTATACTCAATGGGAGAGAAAGAGAATATGGGTTGGGTATCCATTACCGAATAATGATTGCTCTAGTGAATGCAAAGGGGTTGATCCTCCAGACATCGTAGAGATTATAGATAACAGTGGAAATTTAGTGCAAAATGTGGATGGGGGGACCAGATTTACCGTCGTAGAAAAACATTGTGAACCGACAGGAAGTGACTGTTTGGACGCTTCTCTCTGTAGGCCGTGGGTAGAGGTCACTCCAGCGTATCAAGGTAATCTTTACTCTGGGTATAAAATCTGTTATCTACCAACCCCAACAGCTAGTATCACTTCTTCGTTGTCTAAGACAGCTACTGTGACCCCAACGATTTCACTGACTTCAACTCCTACGATTTCGCCGACTCCAACTCATTCTGTACCTCCGTGTTCGGAAATATTATTTTCTGCTCACAATAATAATAACCCTCAAAATTCTGTTATTATCCGAGAAAGTGAGGCCCATAGATATCCCGACGGATCATGTATTCATTTTACCGTAAACGGAGTACGTTACTATCATCAAGTTCATTCTATAGGGGCTCCTTTTAATGCGACCGTGCCTACCATCGGAACGGTGTCTGTGGTTCCCTTGAACCTAGTATCTAATACTACTGCCTACATGCCCCGATTTACAGAAATGTGTTTCTGCGAATTTACTCATACGCATACCGTTTCTGCCACAACCACGCCTACCATTACGGCTACTCCCACACCGACCATATCTCTAACAAAAACGGGAACGCATACGGCAACTCGATCTGGAACGAGTACGCATACTATCACTGCCACCCATACCGTGCCCTCTTGTTCCAAGGTCGTTAGTTGCCCGGATTGTTCGGGAAATTGGTGGGGTAAATATACTTGGAGTGACCCAAATTCACAGCACCTCGGATGGCGGGGCGTTAAAAATTGGATATACGTTTATGCAGATCAAGTAAGCAAGTATAAAACAGGAGATTGTGTTTATTTTATTGTTGGCGGAACTCGTTATTATTATGAAATCACGTCTTTCGGTGCCGTCGAAAATTGGTTCCATCAGGGCGAGCTCGTAAGAGTATATTTTAACGAGAACCTCACCGTTCTTAGCGCTTGGTCTTACATGTGTTTCTGTGAGTTCACTCACACAGCAACCGGATCTGTTACTGCATCGGCTACCGACACTCCCTCGGGGACAGCGACTCACACAGCAACGTTTACGAGGACATCGACCGCGACTGTCTCACTAACTCCGACGGTAACTAGTTCATTAACTGCGACCGCGACGAAGACGGGGACAGTTTCGGCGACTCCAACACAGACCTTATCTACTCATACTTACACTGGTACAGCTTCTGCGACACCTACCACTTATACTCGTTACTGGAAACTCTGTCCGTGCGTAAGTATTGATCCGAATCGTATCCCAGTAAACGTTCAGCTCAATGGGGATTGCTCTAGTAGCCCTACAGATTATGTATATGTTGGTAGCTACATAGAGTTACCGATAGGTCAATATACTATTCTCGCCGCATATGGAGGCATGGGCGGGATGTTAAATTGTATGAAAATTATTTCTGAAGTCAATGGGGGGGATGCTAATCCAAATGGGGGAGGTACCATTGAGCAGACGGCTCTAGATACCTTCACGGAGTTCAATCCACCCACATTCCACCCCGACTGTTATTGCGGGGGGACAGGAACACTAACGGTCACAGCGACCGAGACAGTAACGGCATCAGCGACAAAGACTGCTCCACTTACTTTTACGCCTAGTGCGACAAGTCCTTATGGCCCGACAGGTACTAGTACAGCTACGAAGGGCCTGTGCGTGGATTCGCCAAAACTACTTGCTCCGTGGATAACTAGGGTAACCCCCTCTTCTAACAGTAATTTAACTATGACCCGATGGTTAAGAAGGCAGTACACTGGCTGGTGGAGTGAATATGACCAATGGACGGCCCACTATACCGTCAGAAGTTCTCAGCCCAGTATAACTCAAGTATTTTCGGTGACCGCATTGGATCGAAATCCTTTCATAAAAAATACAGGAGGCTTGGAATACCACTGGTATACCCCGAGCTTGGGAGAAGTGTGGCACTCGGGAGGGCCAAGTAGAACATTTACTTTAACTCATAGCACAAATACTTATATTTATTGTAGGATAAGTTATAAAAATTATGGCAATGGAAAAGACGCGAAACGATGTTCAGAAACAAAATATACTTATGTAATATTTTATATTAATTACCCCGCTTGTCAAGCTCCGACTGTCTCTTATGGGTGCCCAGATTGGCAAGCACAACGCAGAGGAAATTACTGCACAAGTTCTATAGTTACGACCAATGGTTGCCATAACGATTACCAATTAGTTTATCAATTCTATGGAAATAGAAATACCCCTCCGGGAGCAGCCATGATGTCAAGGTATCGTAGAGGGTATACAGATAATATAACCATTAGTGGAAGCTATAAATCTGCGAGATATGAATACTCTACTAACTACTGGTACAAGCCAGATAAATTAATTATAACAAAAGATATATATACCCCTCAGCATGGAGACGTAATTACTGTAGACTTCAAAAGCGAATGCGGCACGTCCCGTCTATCTACAACCATCCACGTAAGAAACAATCGAGCAGTAACCATATCATCTGGCTGGGGAGGAACAACCGCAGCATTCTGGAGGTATAGGCAGTGTTATTGGAATTGGTGGACTGGGCAGGTTGAGTCATACTATTATTATAGTCCCACTTATTGGTCTGGATATTTTAGTATCTATCCTTTTTGGGGTACATCTTGTTCGTATTATCGAATACTTAAAGACGGTCAACCGCTAACTGGGTATACTCCTTATTCGGGATACATTTATTATCAAGGAGCAGGTTTTACTATTTATTACAATACCATTAGAATTATGGCCGATAGGAATGCTTTTCCGAATAAGAATCATAACATAACGATAGAGATTTACAGTAATCTACCGGGCCCGAATAACTTTGCCGGAGCAAAAAAGACTTCAGTAACCTATTCTGTAGTCTTTGCTGACGTACCTCAGATAATGAGCCCTTGGTCTGTTTTTAATACACACATGCCGGGGCAGAATGATTGCTATGGGTGGTATGGGTATCCTTATTACCCTTGGTATTGGTGGGGTAATTGGTATTGGAATTGGTACTATTACCAATGGTACTGGTATCAATATAGATGGTATAGACCTTATTACTATCCGGTTTATAATGCGAGGATAAATCTTAGATGAGTTGTTGCGACATACCAAAAAAAGTGATTTACACGATACAGGTTCTCGGTGACGAGGATCATAGTTCCGGTTTGTCTTATAAGTATAAGGTATTTAACCTACCGGAAGGCGCAGGCTATGATGAAGACACTGGGGAAGTCTGGATTACGAAAGACACTCCAAAAGGGAAATATCAAATCAGCTATAACGTTACGGCCTACATAGAAGAGAACTCACTAAGGCCGGGAAGGGCTACGACAACTGCTGCCGCAGAATGGAGCGCGGGATCAAATTTAACTTGGGATTTCGAAGTTACAGAAAATGTTATAGATCTCATTAAGGCACATACGGAAGATATCTTTCTTGACTTTACGAATATTATTTTGTGCACGGGGGGATGCGTGCAAGATGACGCTTATAGAAAAATAGAAGAGCTTACAAACCCAAACGCTCCGCTTAATGGCGTTTTAAATAATAACTTTGTATTGCATCAGGCGGGGTCGGGCGAAGATTGGATTAAGTGGGTTTATCAAGACTGCGACTATGGAGTCTATTACCAAAGAGACTTTTCGGCAGATGAAAATGCCACGAACGGCGGGAGTTGTGAATGTGCCGGACCAAATGTCACGAACTCAGTTCACCACGCGAAACTATGGGCAGAATTAAAATTTGATCCAGATTACGAATTTGATATACAGAAGGATGATTGTACTCCCCCTCAAACATGTAGATATACGGGTGCTTTTATATTTAAAGCCGCTTATGATGCGGGAGATAGTCATGAATTTGGTAACCTTTTTTATGCAGAGTATTTGGTTGGGGATCCCATGACTCAGCTAACCGATAAGGCTATTGATAACTTAAATTCAACTTGTGCCGTTGGCTCGGATGGAGATGCACAAATAGTAGGCGTTAGCGGCGAATGCGCGGTCGGTTTTGAAGGCTGCGACGGTAATCTTACTAACTCAGAATGTATTTTTGATACGCCTACGGCCATGCCGACGTGCACAATAACGGCGACAGCTAGCGCATCTAGGACTGCGTCAGCAACGGCGTCTGCGACTAAGTCTGCAACGCTTACCCCGTCGGCTAGCGCCAGCGAAGCGGTGGAAGAAGAATGTATTGCTCTGTTCGGTCTGCCGGTGTGTCCTCACGAAGATCCATATACTATTAATCATTTTGCTTTGTTGCTAGATAAGGCAAACGCAAATACTTCATATACGAGCTTGGTCGGAAATACTACTTTAGAAATAGGAAGCTCATCTGAAGGCTCAGGCTGCTATAACGGGGAAACTTATTATCATGGCGGGATTACGGAAGTCCCATTAATTTTTATAGATGATAGTAATCAGCCACAATACTGCGATGATTCAATAAATAATGACTTCTTAAGAGACCGAGGGGTAAATCGTGTCGGATTGCTTCCCATACACCAACAGATGTATGATCAAGTCAGAAGCGTCGGTTCAAAATCTATATTTGACGATTTAGCTGATTATGATTCTACCTTTCAATCTTACACAGACTGTCACGAATGTCTTCATGGAGTTACGGAAACTGCGACGGCCACAGTTTCTCTCACTGCCCCAGACAATCAGGTGGCCTTAGTAGGTTTAAAAGCTTGTCCGGTGAGTAACGTTGGAAATATTTCTTTTCTACTAAACGGAACTTATGCTACTGATAACTTCGTTGACACAATAGGAAATAATGTAATAAAAATATCGGGAGACTGTTACGATGGACAGTTCCACGTAGATGAACCTTGGACGGATTTTCCGCTTATAACTTATAATCAGAACAGTCCCAGTTCTCCTCAGTATGCAGATAGCGCACCGAATAATTCAGTAGAAAGAGATATGGGTCGTAACTCTGCGGGGCTGATTCCTTTCCATCAATATATATGGGATACTTTAAATAATCATACTACTCATAATGATCTAAGCGAGGTCGATCCAAATTTGACGACTCATGATGATTGCGAAGACTGCGAGGGCGCCACGCCCTCACCCGGTACTGCTACCGCGACCATCTCGCCAACACCATCCGCGTCAGAGGGTTGTTGCGAGCCGGTGCTTTTCGACGATTTTGATACGAATCAGTTTTCTTTTCCACGTGATCCTCTTACTGGGGACTATCAGGAAGGCTCCGTGCCTCCGGCTTCTCCGATGGGCACAGGGCAAGTTCTGAAGGCCTCTTTCCACCTAGAGAGATGCTGGACGCTTAAGCAAAATCTTGATTTTAGTGCGTTGATAACCCAAGCTGGGAACGGGGACTGGGGCTGGTTAGATCAAACATTTGAGTTCCAAGCAGTAGCGCCTTTGTCTCCATGGAAAAAGGCACAATTGGTTTGGTCTTCCATTATGGATACTGGTAATCCGCCCCATCCGTATAATATGATCGGTGGAGGGCAGAATTTCTTGCCGGCCTCAAGTGACTATTGGGTTGAATGTTACTGTTGCCAAACAGATACAGCCACGGCCAGTGCAACTATTTCGGCTACTTTGTCTGCAACCGATAGCGTAACACCAACCGTCTCAATAAGTAAATCTCCTACTCCAAGTGCTACTGGCCCTACGGTCTCCGCAACCGCAACCCCATCGGCGACCCTTGTCTCGGTAACGCCAACTTTATCTATAACTGCTTCCCCTTCGGTTACGGGGACAGGTTCTGCAACTCCATCAGAAACAGCTAGTGGAACTTCGACAGAGACGGCCAGCGCAACCGCAAGTGCAAGCGCTCACCGAACCGTTACTGCATCCGCAACTGAAAGCATTACACCGTCTGCATCGGAATCTGTCACTCCGAGTGCATCATTTACCAGAACTGCTTCTGCAAGTCCGAGCGCATCGGTTTCGCACACAATCTCAGCCACAGCCTCCGAACTCACAGAAACGGCAACAAAAACTGGAACCGCTAGTGCTACGGCTACCGAGTCTGCTACTTTGTCGGCGACAGCTACGCTGTCACAAACCGCGTCGTTTACCCCAACCGCATCAATAACTGAATCTCCTACCTCAAGCGCTACTGGCTTCATCACCGCATCGTTTACTGCATCTGCCACGGAATCCAGTGATATTACCCCCACTCCATCTCAAACGCAAACTGCAAGCCACACTGCCTCTAATCCGTATACGGTAACTCATACGGCATCAGAGACCGCTTGTGCTATAGACGATACTTGTGACTACTCTGTAGAAGCCTCCCTTGGTTGGAGCGGAATATCAGACTTAGACATATATTTAAAGACTTACGACGGCTGTGATGAAGCAACTAAAACGGTATGGTATGGAAATACGAGTGCTCAGGGCAATAAGATCGGTGGCGGGCAGTGGGAAATAAAGTTAAATCATGATGCGCACGCTGGGTGTAGTAATACTCCAGAGAGCCCAGAGAAGGTCACTTCGACCTCATGTAAACATTTTAACGATAATAGAAAATTTAGAGTATGGTTCAATCAACATAGTAACTGTAGTGATGAGGTGGACCTTTCGACGATTACGCAATTATTTAAGATAACTAACCATCATCCCACAAATGATATTCTAGTCAATGGTAATATTGTAATATCCGCGAATGGGGGAACGTATGAGGTCAGTAGTATTGCTTGGGCCGGATACGATAATGGCGCGCAGGATAGTTATGCCGCGGGAGACAGGTATATAATCTCTTCTTGTCAAAGTTGCCCAACGGATACGGCAACCGCTTCGATAACGGAAACGCCGACACCGACTGCCACGATAAGCGCAACTCCCTCTGCCTCCCGCGATTGGAAAACCGGTACAGCATCGGCTACGGACGTTTATTCGGGGGCGCAATCTCAATTATGCCAATGTAAAACAGGCAACACCAAGGTATACGCAGGAGAATTATGTGAAGATAGCGGTGCGGGTAATAATCCAACAGGGGGCACGCATTATATATGTATTATTAATGGGCTAGCTGATAATTTTGTGACGAGTAACGAGGGTGGATACTTTACCGTTCAGAATTGTGAGACGGAAGAATATGAATGCATGTGGGTCGAAGATGATACTGATTACTCGGCGACTCACGACGCAGAATGGGTGTTCACGGGGCAAGTAGATGCAAATGGAGATTGTGATAGTTGCGGCGACGGGGGAGGATGTGATTCTAGTTGCGGGCCTGCGTGGTCATCCGGATCCGACTATACTCTGGGTGATTTAGTATGCTATCAGGATGTTTGTTACCTTTGCGACGACATGAGTGGCTGCCCCGCGGTCTGTGGCAGTCCCGCAGATGATACTTGCGCAGTTTGGGTAATTGACGGCAATTAAACCGTAAGACATAGAGACAAAAATATGATATAATTAAAAGAATGCCTGACGCACAAACAAATAAATTATGTGAAGAGATCGGTAAACCGGAAGATCCAGATCAAACGGTTGACGTTTGGTGCCTATATGAATATAGGGCAAAATATAATTGTGACTATAATGGGCAACCACAACAAACTATTAATCATACGCGCCCGGACGGGGTACAAATACAAATACAGGCCCCTATCCATGGGCCATGGTATGAATGTGCTCTAAGTTGGCAGGCTACAACTCAGGCAGAGTTTACTAGAATTAAGGGACTATGCGGTAAGTGGTATTTATGTAGTCCAGAGGGAAGCGTTAGTAAGGGATGTAATCCATGTGCGACAATGAAGAGATTAAAAAGATTCATCCCCCTTCCTCCGAGCAATTTTAATTGTGGCGATATGGGGGGAGTTTTGGTTAATGGAATATGTGGATACTGGCAGGAGTGGGACGTAGAGGATACCGCTAGGAAAGGCCGAGACTTCTATGCGCAATATTTTAGATTGGTTACTCACAAAGTTAAAACATCTGAGCTGGGTGATGGATGGCAATGCCCTAATCCGCCCGCGCCCCCTGACCCGAATAATGTAATGGACCCTTCCGCTGGGCCTAGCGCTCCACCGACTCTAGCTGAATGGGCAGCGCTAGGGGTACAATGTCCGAATTGCTATACTTTTTGTCCATGTCATGCACATATTCAGGGGGCCTGCGGATGGAAGGATACAATTATTCATCATATTGCGGGGGGACTTTTTGATCCCGGAGGAAAGCCTGCATGCACACCGGGAGGCCTAGACTATAAAATGGAAATATGTTTACCTGCGAAATACAGGTTAGATACGACTAAGATATTAAGACAACAAGACGGAAACATTTGGGATAGACAGAGAAATCACTACCAGACCGCCGGTAGCGTATTCTGGGCAGGAGAAGATACTTGGAGCTGTTGGAATGTTTCCCTCGGGGTATCAAATGCACAGGATGCTTTACATCTTGATGAGCCTAGGGGTAGTTGGAGCTATAAAAAAGACTGCCTTACTTGTGCTTATGATATGCTAATATCGATACAAAGGTGCGGAGACGACGACAACGTAGATCCTCTACCCGGCGGGTCAAATTGCGCAGAAATATGGAACGCCGTAAAAAAAGGTAAGATACTTTTCAGAAGAATAGGTGATGAGACCGATCCAACCACGAGGGTTATATTCGAAGGGTTCACGGCGGGCGGGACACATGGTTTTACTTTTCTCGGCAGAGATGGATTTTGCTACAAAGCTCACTTAATCACGAGCCCTAGCAACTGGCAGCTTAATTTATGTAGATGGTATAACATTAGTGGAAGTGGAAAACAATCGGTATACGTAAAAGATCCTTTGTACGTGGGGTCGGGAGACTGGGCTTGGATAAAAAGATACGCTTCTTTAAAGGACTGTTGCGGATTAGATGAACAATTAGGAGGGAAAAGAGATGACGGGGTCTCGGGAGAAGCGGGGGGTTGCTATACTGGAAAAATAAAGTGCAATCTCAAAAAGGGCAAATGCTGCCATGGAGATGGAACGTGCACTGACAACATGGATAAAGATTCTTGCGAAAAAATAAAGAAGGGACCCGAAAAGAAAAAATCCTCATGGACCGGTGGAAGTGCATGCGGGGTGAAGCAAGACTGCGGATTAGGCGGCGCGTGGGCAGCGCTTTTAGGGATACTCGGTCTCGGCGGCATACCCAAGGGAGTTAAGGGGTGCCCTCAACCGGATTACAACTGCTGTTTTACATGGCATGACGCCAATGGCGTAGGAAAATCTGAATGTAAGAAGAAACCTATATGTGATTGCCAAAATGGCGCAGGAGTTGTCCCCGCTGGAATAACAGACCCAAGCGATAAAGAGGGCAAGCCCATGGTTAATTGTAATTGCCCCGCTCCTCCAGACGAAAAGGGGGCGTGCTGCGATCCGAAGTGTCGTAGAATAGGAAGGTGCGGAGGAGGAACGAATACCGAACGTCTCGGCAGACTGACCATAGGGGGAGGCTGTATAAATGACATAACACTTTCCGACTGCTATAGGCAAGCTGGGGGGAAACAGAATTTCACAAATGATGGGTGGGCATTTAGCGCGGGCAAACAATGTGCTACAAATAAGGCTGATAAGAATGCAAATCCCGATAAAGTATACTGCAATCGTACCGCTACCAGTTGCCGCGACGTACAATCAATGCTTCCTAATGGTGTAGCAACAAAGATTATGAGATATAAATTTGAATGTCGCTATGCGAATGGGGGCGGAACTACCGTAGACAAATGGGACCTCCTAGACGATGTCGATAATGGCGATGTAGAAGACGCCTTGGGAAAATACACGAAAATTGATAGCGGAAGAGGGTGTTGTAAGTTAGTGTCTGCGTGGAAAGACTTTACTTGGGCAGTTTTGCCTACGCCCGTTTGCTTATTAGATAATAGACTTAAATTCGATGAAGATAAGTTTTATTCTAAATGTTGGTCTAATGCGGGAAATGCTTGTACACAAAAAAATGGCTGGGGCATTACTAATCAGCCTCCTCATTCTTGCAATGCGCTTGGCAGAGTCAAAAGCGCAGACGACCTAAATGAATTTCCCTAATAGAAGAAGAAATTATTAAGTGTAATATAAAGAGATATGAAAGTAGTTGACGTTGCAAATGAGATATATGTAGAATTAGGAGAACCATCCACTTTATCAATCCCTCCCATAACTTTTTGGTTAAGAACAAACATCGGATTATTAAATTCTAGAATTAATACCGATTTTTACATAGATAGTACTGATTTTGAAATAAAAACGGTAGATAAATCTGGGGCTATATTAGAAATATGTGTAGATGAAGCTAATATTCTCAAGAAAATGTATATGATTTATCATTACGACGTCAAATTGAGAGAGTCTCTTGGCGCGGCTTCTACAGACACTTGGGTCGAAATATCAACCGACGGCACATCGGTAAGAAGAGTTAACAAAATACAGCAAAGCCAAACCTATCAAACGGCCAAGAAAACGGAGATGGAAGACTTAGACAAGCTAATTGCAGCTTATCAACGTAGGGCTTCTGCGCCCCTTCAGGTCGCTGGGGACGATACTACGGCTGGAGACTATGGAGCTGGAACAGATTTCAACCGCCCCACTACGAATCCTAGTTAAATATGGCTGATCTACTGTCAAATACAGATAAGGTATCTTTCCAAAATTCAGTTTTGGATTTGTTTGATACATTTTCTAGGGATATAACTGTTCATAAAGAACCACAGAAAAAAGTGGTGGCTGTAGATGCTCACCTATTACCCGGATATGATGAGACCTCTGCCCCCGCCAACATAGAATACTTGCCTAGAAGTGAAAAGCACAAGGCGATCATACAGTACAATAGAAAACAAGGACAAGAGACCGAAGCTTGGGCAGGTATCAATATTCCCCAAGGAGAGGTGGCGATTAAGGTCAGGGAGGCCACCAAGGACTACATAGACACTGGCAAAACCATAAAAATAGAGATAGATGAAAAAAGTTTCAAATTAGTTAGCAGTGCTTCAGTTAAAGACTACTTCGGTATGAAAATGTATGTATATTTTGTCGAGGAGGTATTTTAATGGGAAAATTTAAAGCTAAAATTAACAAGACCGCTGTTAGAACGAAGATGCACAGCGGTATGAAGAAAAAAGGAAGGCAAATTTCTTCCGAGCCAGAGCGCAAGGTCCATCAAAGAGTAAACGCTGCATTTATTAGAAAAAGAAATGAATTAATTTCTAATTTTAATAACCATCCAGTCACCAAAGAAATTGAAGCTGGTGCATCTGCAGCGAATATAAGCGGAACGTTGGGCGGATATGGAAACTTATTTACTTTTATAGGTTTTGACGCTGGGAGCAGCCCGGTTAGTATAGTAAGAAGTATGTTGGAATTTAATACAAGATTAATAAGAAAGCCGACCGTGACCGTAAGAAAAAAAAGCGTGAGCTATTCTTACCGTATAAAATCTCCAGATATGAAACAGCTGGACTCTGCGTCCCCTATGCCTTGGGAGCCGGGAAGTTGGCTGCGGAGAATAGAAAAGGGGATCTCTGGGTTAGGAAATTATATATATCATACTTACATAGTGCCGACTAGTCGGTCCGGAAAGGGCACACAATCCAGCAGAGAAATGCGTACAGCAATGTATACAAGAACTATCTATATGTCAGCTATATTGAAAACTTTTAAAACGGGATGGGGTAGATTATGAAAACTCAATTTGAAAATAGAGTAATGTCTAGCTTTCTATTATGGTTAGATCATACTTTGCTGGACAAAGGAGACGCCTATACTAATTACGGATCTAATTTCTATTCTGTCGATGGGTTATATTATAATTACAATGCATACGGAGCTCCGTTCAAACAAATGGTGGCGGACGAATCAATCACAGACGCTAAAATATTGAGTGGAGTATATGTTGATAATAATTTTAAAAGCACGGGCCAGTCTCCGTTGGTAGATATTAACTATAACCAAGGGCAGGTCTATTTCGATTCGACCACGAGCAGCACAATTAGCGGAAATTATGCTGTCAAAGATTTTAATGTATATTTAACTGCAAAGGCAGAACAGGAACTGCTTTTCGAGAATAAAATAGACTTAAGACCCAGTACCTCTCAAACAGTAGAGGGTTTGCCCACGTCCGTAACTACATACCCTGCTATTTTTATTAAAAATAACGGTGGATCTAACCAACCGATGGCGTTCGGCGGGTTGGACAGGACTCAGATTAGCATTCGGGGTGTCATATTAGCTGATTCCCAATATAACCTAGATGCAGCGTGCTCTATTTTTAAGGATCAGGCTCGAACTATGGTCCCGATATTGTCCGATCAAAATTATCCATTTAATGTGCTTGGGGGACTAAAAACTGGTGTATATAATTATAACAACTTGACTAGAGATATTGGCAATAATAATCAATTGCATATAGATGAAGTAAATGTTTCTAGATTTAGCTTGGGATATATGGAAAATCTAAAGAACGCCAACCCTGAGGTATTTAAGGCAATCATAGATTTTGAACTGGGGCTGGAAAGATATCCTCGAGAAGGGTAACCAATAGTTCCCAACAATTAAAATAAAATGTAATTTATAACAAATAAGGAATATTTATTATGGCCACTAGAAATAGAGTAATTTATCAAAGTCAAGCAGTGTACGCCGGACCGGATAAGCGGTACTCCGCGAATCATGTTGATACAAGAGATTGGGATCACGAGTCTGGAACACATGCACCTAACCAGCTCAAGCGAATTCAAAGCGCTAACTATAGTTTTGACATCGCTAGACAAGACGTAAACCAATACGGCGATCTCGCCGCCATCGATAGAGTTATCTTGGAACAGCCGACTGTAAGTCTGGACTTTTCTTGGTATCTCTGCAGCTTCCATAACGAAGATAAAATGGGATTCAAAATCGGAGGCGGGACAGAGTCCTGTTTGACTGACATTTTGGATAACGACGCTGACGAGAGAAACTACTACATTCGGATTGTATCTGAAGGTAGTGACGCAGTCGGATTCGCAGAAGCCGAAGACGGCGGCAACCCAACTAATCTTAGTCGCGTGATCGGCGTTGGTAATGGATTTATGGCTTCGTACACATCTGAAGCAGCAGTCGGTGGATTCCCGACGGCTTCATCTACTGTGGAAGCCCTTAACATGGCCTTTATTCAAGGTACGGGTGGATATTCACCTCATGTTAACCCATCAGACGGCTTGAAGAACACAAAATATAAGTTCAGCCTTGCTGAAGCTACCTCTCAAACCGGTTCGAGTATCGTTAACGCGATCAAACCCGGTGACATCACTCTTGACCTCCCATTCGTGGAAGGTGCGATTAGTGATGCCAAGGTTCAAAACTATAACCTTAGTTTCGACCTCGCAAGAGAGCCGCTGAATAAGTTAGGCAGCCGTTTTGCATTCGCTAGAGAGATTACCTTCCCGGTGACAGTAACCATGACCGTAGACGCACTGGTCGGAGACTTAACCACTGGTAACCTAGCGGATATCATTGATTTGGACCGTAGCCACGACGTGACGGTTCACCTGAACGATGGCGCAAACGCACACATCGCGTTCCTCCTTAAGAAGGCTAAATTGGACAGCCAGTCCTTTACTAGCTCGATTGGAGATAACGAGTCCGTAACGCTAACGTTTAGTACTCAAATCGGTTCATCCTCTCAAACTGATAGAGGATTGTTCATGAGTGGTTCGGTAAGCTAATTCCTTAGTTAACACAAACAGAAACCTCCCATTGAAAAATGGGGGGTTTTTTTATATTAATTAAGGCTTTTTGAACTGTATAATATAGGTAAGGAGTAAGGATTAATGGACGGAAAAAAAGGTAGGGAATTTATTGCATTCCACAATAGGAGGAAAGTAATCAATTTGTGTAAAAACTTTCTGATTCTTATTGAAGACTTAAAGGTCCACGATCAATCTATTCCCCCCGAAGATTATCAAAAAATTAGGAAAAGAGTACTAGATTATGGTAATGACGCCATAAGAGAGCTCGAGGAAAGTCTGGAAAATTTTGATATTAAGTTCAAATAAAAATATAATAATAAGGAAAAAGGTATGAAAAGAATATATGAATTTGTTCTCCCTAAAGAGGAGACGGTAAAGGAGGTATCTCAGGGAAAGGGCGATGACGGTGCAGATATTACAGTCAGTAAAGATGTAATTAAATCTGTAGACAAGAAGTTTTTCATTAGAAGGCCCACTAGAAAACTATATGATGATGCGGAGCTATTCTATGGGGTCAAGCTATCAGAAGGTATTAAGGCCGGCCTTTTAACTAGGGCGTTGTTGGCAAAAAGATTTAGTAACGATGGGGGCATCTTAAGTGACAAGGAAAAAGACGAGTTCGGCGCGTTATATAACGACGTATTCGACAAGCAAGTAGAATTACAAAAGATTGCCCTAAAAACTACAGAAGAAAGATCCGCAGAAGAAAAGGAAAAATTCACAGAGATTTCGGAATTTCTTTCTAACGCTAGAGAAAGGATACAGGAATTTGAATCGAATCAGTCTAGTCTTTATGATCAAACTGCAGAAAATAGGGCAAGAAACAAGACTATTCTTTGGTGGGTTCTCCACCTTGGTTATCAGGTCGACGAAAAAGAAAAAGAGTCTAGCTATTTTGGAGAGGGCACTTATGAAGAAAAGCTGGCTAGATATGATGAGATGGAAGAAAACGATGATGATTGGGTACTGGGCACACTTAATAAGTTTTTTTATTATGTAAGTTTCTGGTACGTAAGTAAGACTAGCGATCCCGATCAGTTTAAGGAACTAATTAAATTCGCAGAGCAAGCAGACCTAGGAGAGGATGACTCTAAATACGAGGTAGAATTCGAACAAGGAAAAGAGGGAGAAGAAGGAGCAGAAAATGAAATACAAGTTGAAGAAACTGTGGCTGTGGCTAAAGAGTCTAGTGCAAAAGAAAAAAAGAAAAGGGTCAAAACAAAAGCTAAAGTTAAAAGCGAAGCTGCGGACAAAGAAAAAACGGAAAGCGAAGCCAAAGTCGAAAAAGAAAATCAAGATGTGAACCTAACTTAAAACTTTTATCATGGCCAAAAAGGAAGCAGCGCCCTCTGAGGAAGAGTTAAAAATAGTATATCTAGATATTCTAAATGGCTATACCCCCATAAAAACCGATTATAACGAGGGGTATATAAAGCATCTAAATGTCTATGACTCCATAGATACGGACAAATGTTACAAAAATTCTTTTGATAAAGCTAGGGGTATGGGGCTACCCACTAGAAGAGAGCAATTAGACTATCTAGCTTCGGAAGGTCTTTGGGATAGGTCACAAGAGACAGAAATGGCCCAGCTCAAAACTTATACCGACAATCTTCAAGCAACTAAAAGCAAGTTATTTCTAGACTCCGAAATCCAAAGGGTTAGAAAATTAATTGAAGAAAACTCTAAAAAACTTAATGAGATAATAAACAGAAGAAATCAGCTAGTAGGTTTCGTGGCAGAAGCATACGCAGAAAAAAGAAGCAACGAATATTTTATGCACCAAGTACTCTTTAAGGATAAGGAATATAAAAAGCTACTCTATTCTCCCGAGGAATTCGATGAACTAAATGATCAGGAACTGACCTCTATATATCAAGCGTATAGTTCAAGAAGTAAGTTACTTAATCACTTAAACATAAAAAGAATATCGTTATGTACATTTTTTACAAATTTCTTTTATTTGTGTGATGATAATATATACAACTTTTATGGCAGACCAGTCGTTCAACTTACCCACAATCAAAATGAACTATATACTTATGGTAGATATTTTAAAAATTTAGCTCAAGACGCCAAGACGCCAGCCCCAATGCAAATCAGAAAAGACCCTGACGCGCTGATTGAATTCTATGAGGGGTCTAAAAACGCAGAAGAAGCTATGGAGAAAATGAGCAAAGGTAAGGGGGCGCAAGGGCAAGGCGCGTCTACAATTGTCGGTGCGACCAAAAAGGACCTAGAAAAACTAGGATACAAGCAAAATAGTAGTCAAACTATAAACTTAGCTGATGAAGCAGCCAAAAGAGGGGGAACTATGGATATGGATGATTTTATTGAGATTCATCATCAATAATCCCATTAAACCAGTGTAATTAATAATTAAGGTTTAAGGGACATGGCTGTAGACTTTAGAATTGAAGGAGAGGCTAGGTTAGATACTAGTCGAGCGGAGAAGGATCTGGCTAATTTTGCCAGAAAGGCTGAGCGTACCCAAATAAAACTACAGGGCATAGACTCTAAAAAATTCACCCAACCACTTGGTAAAATTACTGGTTCAATCGCCGAATTCCAAAAAAGTTTAGATGCTTCTAACGCCCGCGTTATTGCCTTTACCGCTTCGGCAGGAATTTTATATGGAGTTACTAGTGCTTTTAAGGAAATGGCTAAAGCTACAATAGAGGTTGAAAAAACTCTAGCTGGCATCAATGTAATTCTCAATGCTTCAAGTTCAAATTTAAAAAAATTCAGTAATAACCTCTTCGACGTAGCAAAAAATACAGGGCAATCTTTTCAACAGGTCGGTGAGGCCGCTCAAGAATTTGCTAGGCAGGGTCTGGGAATGGAAAAAACCATTACTCGAACAAGAGACGCTCTGATATTAATGAGACTATCGGGTATGGATGCCACCGCCGCCGTGAATTCTCTAACGGCCGCTATTAACAGTTTCAATAGAACGGCAATTACCTCTACGGAAATTATTAATAAAATGGCAAATGTGGATGCAGCTTTCGCGGTTAGTACTAATGATTTAGCTGAGGCTATAAAAAGAGTCGCATCAACCGCTGAAGGAGCAAATGTAAGTTTTGATGAACTGATAGCGGTGGTTACTTCAGCCCAACAAACAACTGCCAGAGGCGGTAATATTATTGGTAACTCCCTAAAAACAATTTTTACAAGAGTCCAGAGGACAGGTGTCCAGCAACAGTTAGAAGCTTTGGGCGTTCAAGTAAAGAAGATGAACGGAGACTTACGCCCAGCCATGGCAATCATGAAAGATTTCGCGAAGGCGTATGATGGCTTGGGTTCTGCAGCCAAGGCTCAAACCGCAGAGCTGGTCGGTGGTGTTTATCAGATGAATATTTTAAAGGCGATTTTAGGAGATTTAAAAAAGGGAACGTCTATATATGAACAAGCACTTAAGACTTCGCTTAATACTACTGATGAAGCCATACGTAGAAATCAAGAACTAAATAAAACCTTAGCGGCACTAACAAATGAGTCTGTGCAAAATCTTACCAAGATGGGCGCAGAGATAGGGGCACTGTCATTTGAGCCAGCGTTTAGGGCTCTATTGGACGGTTTTAATAAATTGACTGAGAAAACTAGTTTTTTTGGAGACATCGCAGGGTTCTTCGGTTTCAACGATAAAGAAGCTAACGATTTCGGGGGGAGGATGGCAAAGGGCGTAATGCAGTCTATCGGGAACTTTTTATCTGGACCGGGATTGATAGCGCTAACAGCGATAGCGGGTAAATTATTTTATAACTTTGTAACTTTCCTTGCTAAGTCTACGAAAGATATGATGGGGCTGAATAAAGCTGCCCAGCAACAGGCAGCGGTTCAGCAACAAATTCACGGTATCCTTTCGTCTAACCCAGCTTTAATTAAAAAGATAGAAACCGGAGAGATGTCCGTACTCAAAGCTGAAAACTTGATTTTAGAAGCCTTGAAGTCAGAAATTATCGCAAGAGAAAAGCTCTTGTCCCTTTCAAGACAAATGACTCCGGCGGTGGGCTCGCAAGTCGGCGCGAGAATTGATAAATCTACAGGAACGACTACACTCATCAGAAAAAGTTCAGGTCATGTTCCTAGCTTTAACGCCGGAATGAGCGAATACATTGGTGCTCTGCAGGCAGGTTATAAACCCGGACGGATTAAAACAATGAGTATTCCGGGAGAAGGAAGGGTGACTTATAACGGCGCAGAAAAAGTAAAAAGATTTCCCGGAATAAAACAGCCAGCGATTATCCCCCCCGGCAAGGCGGGAAAATCTTACGGGAAAGCATTCGAATCTCAATGGGGGTTTAGTCCGGATTCGTCTGGACCTAGCGCATTTGGATTTGTTCCAAACCTTTTGCAATTTCTTACGTCCCTACGCCTTGGCGTAGACAAGCAGGGAAGACAGGGGTCTAGTGGCAGATTAAAAATTAGGGGAGACGTGCTAGCTAAAGAGGTCGGCCCAGAACTAGGCAAAGTCATTAAATATGTTATTCCCGGAAGTGAATATGTAACCATCAATACGCTGGGTCAACAAAAACCAATAACCGAAAAAGAAAGGGCCGGATTTACGAAAGGAACAGGAAGGAGAGCGGCGAAAAAAGGAGGACAACAGGAAGCCGCACTTGCCGCAAGATACGGAGGATTTGGAATGGGTCGATTTAGAGGCAAGAGTCAAGCGGCAAAAGACATGGACCCACAGAAACTCAAGTTACCTTATGATTCGGGAGAAAGAGTGGGAGGAAGAAACTTTGCGGTTGAATCTAAGCCATCTTTTAGAGCCAGATATGTCGCTCAAATTTTTAAAAAAACTTTATATGAAACAAATAGTTCTAGCTTGCGCCACCTAAAGAGAAGGCTGCAATCAAAAATAAAGGGCGGTGATCAAATGGCTGCTGCCCATTTACGTACTCTAGAAAATCGTATAGGTATAGAAACGAAAAATAGAGGTAATGAACTTTCTACTTGGACGATGTCTCCCTCTGGCACTCCCGCCATAGGAAGCCTTGGCGAAATGAATAGGATAATGGGGTTTGATACCAAAAACGCTTTAGCGGCAAGAAAAGAAAAACTATTCTCTGGAGGATTTATTCCTAATTTCGCTGTCGCTGAGCCGAGAAGAGTTGGGGGAGTTTGGGATGCTACTCGGTCGGCTGCGATGTTAGTGCCAGAGATGGGACTCGGGGCTGGGCGTGGGACCTCAGCAATAGCGTCAGTTCCGGGAACAGGTAGAGGAAAGAAAAGTACGAGAATAAAATTTAATATTTATGACCCAGACATACCCAAGAACAGGAGGGACTCTTTACATAAAAAGGTAGAAAAATCTTTGACAAAAACAGCGACAGCGTATGCAAGGGAATTCAGTCCAGACCCAATTAAGCCTGCTTTAACTCCTGAGCCGGGGAAATATTTTAATACTGGCGCTCTCAAATCTGCGGTTGGCAACGTATTTGAAGCAGGATTAGACGCAGCGTTCGCTAGAGCTAAAGATGTAGAAACTGCACGATTTGATGTTAGATCGGGTACAAAAGGATCAGGAAAAGTTAGAAACTTATTTGGTGTACCCTTTGTTGGTCATGCAGATTACAAGGCCCAGAATTCACCGACCCTTCGAAAAAGTATGGCTGAAAAAATAGCCAATGAATTTAGGAGAATACGTTCGGAAGTAAGTAGTAAAAAGGGAACAAAGGGCAAAGGAAAATCTGGGGGCTTCATTCCTAATTTCGGAGTGATGGAAGCAATCGAGACAGAGCAGGCGCTCGGTGGAAAGCCGACGTTAGATTATAATCCTAGGGTGGGAGTTTATGTAAGAGACGCTAAAACTCAAAGTAGTTTCGCTGATGTAGTAAGGGATCATCCAGAAGGTATAGGTAGGGCAGTGCAAAACTCCAAGGCTGCTCAAAAGGTTTTGTCTTCAAGCGGGTTTGTTCCCAACTTTGCGGAGGATGAGGGGGGAGGAATGACCGGCGTAGACACCGGCATAAATACGATGGCTCTGGCCTTTATGGCTATGGGAGCCAAAGACTTGGCAGATAAATTTAAAGAGACAGGCTCAGCCGCCATAGAGCTTAGAACTAGGTTCGAAGCAATGCAGGCAGAGGGCGAGGATCTTAAGGAACGGCAGAGAGAATTGGGCGACGGCGCAGAGCAAGCAGAACAAGCGCTAGAAGAGTTTGCCAAAAACTTAAAAAATACAAAGAAAGACGATAAAGATTTAGCCAAGGCCGACAAGTTAGATAAGGAAAGAGGAAGGGACGATTTAACCGGAAAAGAAAAATCGGAAGCTAGAGAAAAGGCTGGACTTAAAGGAAGGAAGACTAGCTCGATGACTGATGAGGAAAAGGAAAAGCTGGAAAAGGAAGAAAACAAAATTTTAACCCAATCTAATAAAGACCGAAAAAAAGAAGCGGACGAAATAAGGGCCAGCGTCCAACAAAGAAAAAAGAATAAAGTTTCAAGAACAAAAGAAGGAGCAGCTCTCGATAAGGAAGTAGCAACAAGAAAGCAACTAGAAATAGATCTTCAAGAAGAGCGCGCTGCACATGACAAAAATTCTGCAGCTCTCACGAGAGAAGCTGCTGCGCACAATAGAAATGCAATGTCGTCAGGGCAAATGGTAGGCGGTGCCGCCGCTGGAGCGGCGGGGGGCGGTATGATGGGTTCGTTGAAGCGCGGCGGAGGAATGGTTGGACAGTGGGGTCAACAGGGGGCAATGATGGGAATGATGGCGATGCCTATGGTCGGCGGAGCAATGGCCGGGCTCGGAATGGATGAGCAGAAGTCCAAGGTCGTCCAAGATAGCATGAGCATTGGCTTGATGGGAGCAATGAGCGGCAATCCATGGGTGATGGCTGGCGCTGCAACATTCGCTGTGTTGGATGGAATTGAAAAGTGGGGAGAAGCTTCTAGAGACCAAACCAAAAAATGGAAGGAGGCCCTAGAGGGGGCAAATGAAAAACTGCAAGAGTTTCAAAATCTTTCCCAAGAGTATCTTAAGAATCAAGCTGAATACCAGCAGGCTTTAACTGATCCAGATATCAGCCCCGAACAATTAAAAAAGAGAACGGACGCGATGTTCGAGTCCGTAAGAAATGTACCGAGAGAATTTGCTGCGGATGTTAGGGCGGCTGCTCATAGCGGCGACGAACTCAAAAAGACCTTCGAAAGAATCGAAAAATCCCTGAAGGATGTTGCTAAAGACATTGAAGCTGCGGGAACTATAGAAAAAGGCAGGAAGGAGCGTGACGAAATTGGGTGGTGGTTCTGGGGCCATCAGGGCGGTGACAAAACAGGTGTAGAAGGTGGATTCGGTGGAGGAGCCGCTGCAGCGGGTGGCGCTGAACAGGCAAGAAAACAGAGATTTAATGCAGCTGCTGCGAGAGATGCGGTGGTGGATTCTGTCATGAGGAGGTTAGAGAAGGAAGACGTTCAGGGTTTTGCGGGCAAAGAGCTCAGAAGAAAATTGATGGCCGGTACCCGACCCGGGATAAAGCATAACGAGAGAGTAAAAAATAATATGCAGTGGTTCGCGGAGGTTGGCCTAAACCCCGAACTGATGGAGGCGATAGAGCAGGTATTAGTTAAAGGAATACATGATATGACCGCTCTCAACGGGGCGATTCTGCATCGCCTAAAGGCTGAAAGCGAGGCCGCAGACGAGTTAGATAAGCTGGCGGAAGTAATAAGAAAAAATAAAGAGATATCTGGCGTATTTAACGTAGCAATGAAGAGAGCTGGAGAACAGCTTGATCATTTTAATTTTAATCTTAAATCAATTACTGACATTGCAAGAAAAAGAGTAGAAGGGCATAATGAAAGAAGAAGAATGAGAGAATCTTATTCTAGGAAGGCCGTCCTAACAAACGCGAGGGGTCACTCGAAATTGATTGATCCTTTCGAGGGAAAATGGGATCAAATGCAGCGGAAGCAACAGATAGCAGAGATGGCCACTATGGAGAAATATTTAGCGTCAGGGCAGTTATTGGTTGCAAAAACTCAGCGCAGCATAATTGGTGTTCTTGATAAAAAGCTGGACGAAAATGCTAAGACAGTACAAAGACTACAACTAAAACAATATAAAGAAGGCCAGCCCTTATCGATCACTGAAAAAACTGAATTAAAGAAAAGAGAGAGAGCTCAACAGGCGTTCTCTGAAATACTGGGAAAAGCCCTGCACCAATCAGCCGCTGCCCCGGAACAAATGATGCCGAACATAGTGAAAAATCTTCGTCGGGAGCTTAATACCGTAGGATTGAGTTCTACCGAGATAGATTCCGTAGTGAATGAGATAGGCTCTCTGAAAGAATCGGCCGAACAAAGCTTAATGAAGTTGCTACAGCAACAACAAGAAGAGATAATGATTCAAAAAATACAAACAAAGAATCAAGAAAGACTAATCGAACTTCAACAACAGTTAAAATTTGGAGGAGGGATAGCTAGCTTTGCTGGAGGAGAAAGATGGAAAAAGACTAGAAGTCTGCGAGAGGAAAGGGCGGAGGCGGAATTTAGCCCGACTATACCGCAGCGACTTATGAATAGAGGAAGGGCGGACTTTAAGTCTTTACAGGATCTAACAAAAAATTTCAGTATGGACGCGGGACAGCTTTCCGACCCGACTTACGACAAGATGATTGCTAGTGCCGTACTGGGCCTGACTTTAGACGTACAAAAACAGCTCAAAATTAAGGATAAAAACCTGAGGTCTTGGGGGGGCGCTAAACCAGACGATGAATTGTGGAGGCAGGGCGTCTTTAAATCAATGAGCGAAGGAGCAATAGACGACGCGATGCAGCAAGTCAGCGCTGCGTTGAAATTGAAAGCCTTGCCTGAAGATGTGATCAAAATTAGAAATGATATGGAGTTGTTGAGGGAGATGTTTGGGGATCAGTGGAGATTCTTGGAGGAGGCAAACCAAAGTGCCTTTACTCGAGCAATAAAAGAAACCGGAATAGACAATATCGGGACAGTGATAACGGCGACAAATGAAGCGGGATTCCAGTCAATAGATGATAGCCTGTCACGTCTCATCACTGCTTTTAACGTTGGTTTCGGAATTCAAACGTACATGAAGAATCTCCAAGAGATTAACAAGAACGAAAAAAGAGCGATGCAGCTAATGAATAGCACGAGTGACGCAGAACAGGAAAGATTGAGCCAACAAGGCAAGATGGATGTACAATTTAAAGATCTGCGGTCAAAATATCTAGCTATGCAGATGGGTTGGATGAAGTGGGATCAGGGAAACTTGCTCGCTGATGGTTCCGGGGGTACGGCTGAGAAAGCGCAAAGGGAGGCAAGGACGGCGCAAGCTAAAGCTTTCATGTCAGTCGGGCAAGCTCTATTTGATGATCCGAATCTCAGTCATGCTGGACGAGTAGAAGCACTTAAGCAAATAGCACGTGGACAAATACCATCAGATGTAAGATTTGATTCAGGCGTGCTCGCGAACATGGGACCAGACTTTCAGGCAAATTTAGCTGTAGCAAAAGCGGGCAATTGGCAACCATGGGAAAAAGATGCAGCCGGCAATACGGTTTGGAGTCAGGATGGCATGTATAGGAAACGAGGAACATATACGCAGAAGGAGCTCGATGCGGGTAGAATCGTGCCACTCGGCGGCGGCGCTCTGCCAGCCATTGGGGACGACTTTTTCGAGAATGGGGTATCAGACGAGGGTGACTTCTTCGTGAAATATAAAAAGGGAGAGGAAGCTACTCTGTATGGAGCCCTTTCTCAAATAATTGACAGGAACGTGGGCACCGGAACTCAGTGGGTGAAGATGTTTACCAGCCTCCTCGGCGGAACCACTGGTGGCGATAGGGTCATAAATCAACAAGGCGCATGGTTTATGGCGAAAAAGCTGGGGTACACGGGAGTAGAGCCCAATGATAGGACCGGAGATAGGGGCGATGAAGATTGGCTGGCAAGCTATAAACATGCATATCAAAAATACATGAAATACGGCGAAGACCTTCCTAATATCTCCCGCAGGGCTCAGATCGCTGAAAAGGAAAGGCTCGCGGAGGCTCATAGACAGCGAGGCGATATATGGACATTGAAAGGGGATAATATAACGGAGTTTTCGCGCCGTGACAATATCGATAAACATGAAAAGCGCGAGTTAGAAATACAGCGCAAAAAGGCGTATTCAGAAGCGGAGCGTCATAAGAAACTGTCTATTAAGCTAAGTAAAGAAGCACTTGGCATGAGTGAGGAATGGGATCTAGCGCCGAACGACAAGCAGGAACAGTATTTTAAAGATGCACTAGAATGGGAAAGGAGACGAATTAGACTCCTCGACGAAAGGATTGACAGGCAAGAGGCGGTTCTGAATCTTAAGGCTAAGGAACGTGCCATCGACCAAGGTGGTCAAGTTTTTGAAGTTTCCGGGGCCGGGCCTTTAAATCCGCCGCCGCCGGCGGATTTAGCAAGGGATTTTAGAGAAAGAGCTGTGCGCAACCAAGCACTAAAAGTGAGAGATGCGAGGATAGAGCTCGCAGTAGATAAAGAGACAGCAAGGAAAGAGGTTCCGAAGGCCGGCTCGTACGGAGAGTCTGGAATGAAAAAGAATAGATTCTGGCAAGGTGCTCTTGCGATCGACGCTTATTTCAGGCTGCAGGCATCTGAGAATCTCAAAGATCAAGAGGATGCCGAGAGATATAAAGCTTCACTTGTTGGCGGATGGACCAAAGGCGGTAAGGGAGGCAAGAAGTCTATAGATATGACTGATGCTGAGTTAAGAGATTTAGCTACCGGACTAAAAAGGCTGGCAGCATTGAGAGATCAAGAATACTACAACGAGGAGAGGGAACGCCTAAATGAAGGCCGTGACCCTAACTTAAGGCCTATGACAGCCGGACCGTCCTTATTTACAGATTGGGGTAAAGAGTTTTGGTGGAACCAGCAGCAAGAGCGCATGTCGCAAATGGATGCTATATTACCAGACTTTAAAAGAATACAAAAAGAGGCAGAGTGGCTCTTCAGAGGCGGAACTGCTAAGGAATGGGCGGGCTTCGGAACTGGGACACGTCTGGGATTGACTGCGGTGGCAGAAAGTAGCCCTCAATCCGTCCTCAATGAAGTACAAATGGCATTGGAGACAGGCATTAAGGAAAGCAAAATAGAGGGTTCTATAAGATCGAGACTCGAGCAGCTGCAAGACAAGTTTGATAATGACATTGATAATTTCGACCGACAGGACGCATTGGAACAGGCGCAGCTGATGGGAGTCTTGGAAGCAATCAAGAAGATTGGGGAGGAGCATGGAGATGTCGTAAAGCTCCAAGAGTACAGGCTAAGAATTGAAAAAGCCATAGCGAACGTCCAAGCCGGAAGCCTTCAAGATCAAATAAAGGCCCTTCAAATCTTGAGGGATATAGATATACAAAAATTTATGGAAAAAGGCTATGCGGCAGACACGGCCTTTAAACGCGCAAAGTTTACAGGTCTTGAATCTAGGACTGAATTGGGTCAATTAAAAGACACTTCGCTTGGCTATAAATTTAAAGAAGTATTTGCGGACTGGGGAAGAGATCAAGATTTCGATAAGATTCTCGGTGGTGACTTCGCCTTAACAGATTTCCAAAAAACTTTAGTCGACAGACTAGAAGTTCTTTTCGACGAAGATCATGAGAACTTCTTCAGAAAACTACAAGGCACGCTAGACGATAACGTACAAAAATTGATGAAGCTCGAAAGACTTCCTGCGACTAGGGACAATCGGGCAGCTTTTTCTGCTGCACGAGCCACGCGTCATAGTGCGAGTATGGAAAGGCTCCAATTCGGGGGTTATACTCCCAACGTGAGTTTACAGGCGGCTAGATATGGCATCACAGCTGAAGAGGTTAAAGGCTATGACGCTCCCGCGCCGAGAAGGGGGGCGATGCCAGCTGACACTCAGACAGTTCCACCAGCACACTACGTTAAAAAATACGGCGACAATGCCAAGGCAAAATGGGCCGGGTTGACTCCAGCGGAAAAACATGTAGAATGGAAAAAACAAATGGCAACAGAGCACGCTTCGGCTGTGGGGGATTGGAGACGAGGAAGAAAAGCTACAGAAGAAAAATTTACTGCTGCCGGTATTCCAATAGGAGATAGAGGCTCCATGCTTAGAACTTCCGTGCATCAACCCGGCATAGGCAGATTATTTGGGCAACCTGAACTCGGATCAAATTGGGATCAGGCGGGAAGACTCTCTGGCGTGGGAGGTCAGATGTTCGGCGTTGGCGGATGGAGACACTTAGCTAAAGCCCAACAGGGCCCACTGGGCGAAGAGATGAAAACGTATATAAAGGATCAAATGATTGATCTCAATGATGCTTTAGAAAATGCCATGTTAGATAACTTGGATACTCAATTATCCCCAATGAAAACGGTTCAGGAAAAAATAACCTCACTCGCTAATTTAAATGAACTAAGAGTAAGAAAATACGAAAGCCAATTTGCTAAAATTTACGACAACGAAATTAAAGACGAAGCAGCCAAGACAGAACGTCGAAGAATATTATTTGAAATGCAATTAAAGAATGCAGATCAAGCTAATGAAGACTTAAGTCAATTAAATAGAAGAATTTTCGAGGCGTCACTTACACCAACCGCTAATAGAGCCGGACAAAGAGAAATGCGTAGTGGGCGAATAGGTTTATCCATGGACGCTTGGAGGAAAAATTATGCGAGTATGGCATACCAAGGAGGTCAATCGACCGGTTTCGATTTCTGGGGAGCGGCGACAAGAGATCCTAGTGCAGCGAGTGCAGCGCAGGCTACCCGACCAACTGCGACCGCTTGGAGAAATGCGCGATTGAAGGAATCTGATCAAACCAAGGTCATGGCAGAGGAAATGCGACTAGAGCTAGAGATTATGGAGGCGCAGGAAGAGGACCCGAAAAAAATAGCACAACTAAGGGCCAAATACGAACATTACAAAACGCAAGCTAACGCATTAAGGCAAGCAGCAATGCAGTCAGACTCTGTAATTCGTGAGAGATATCTCGATATCCAGATTGCCCAAAAGGAAGTAGATAAAATATTAAAACAATATGTCGAGGACCAAGTAGACAATCTTGATGATTTGATTGGTGGTCTAACAGACCAGATAAGGCTGGAAGGTCTCGACCCCACTTTATATGCAATTCAAAGGATGCCCGCCAAGAAGAAGAAATTAGATGAACAAATAAGAAAAATACTTGCCCCGAATGAACAATTAGGTACCCAGTTAGTGATGGAAGATATTAGGTCAGTGATGGAGGACGCTACAGACGCACAGAGAGACACACTTAAAGAGCTACAAAAATTATTAAAAGAAGGCTTTAACCTACAGCTTCAACAATTGGACGCGGAGATAAAAGAACTAGATCGTTCAATCCTGCAATTGAGAAGTGGCCCAGCGACATCTGACAACTTGCAACAATTGGCCAGCGGCCTTGAGAAGAGAATAGAAAAAAGTTTAGAGCAGTTTATGTTTGGAACTGGAGGAGGCGGCAAGGACCAGAACCTCATTGATACGATCAAAAAACGCTTGGGACTTGATACTTCTTCAGGGGGCAAAAGGCCCGGGTATGCGCCGCTTGGGCTGTTTCCTAGTCAATCTAGGCTTATCCAAGCCGGACAGGCCCCGGCTAATTCTTGGAGGAGCTTGAACATAGGGTGGAACCAAACCCCTGAGGCGGCCCGTAGAGCCGGTATAGATGCTAGGCCCTTGGGCGGCGAGGCTCCGGGAGTACCTTACTGGTCAGATAGTAAAAGCCCCCTTAAGAAAAAGCTGGGAGGGCTGCTTGCGTCTTTGGGCATACAAGGAAAGGGGGAACGCCCAAAATGGATAACAGATTTAGAAAAGAAATTTGGCTTAAATAAGCAAGGTGGCCGAGTGCTTCATGGATATCTTCAGGGTAGCCTTGGTACCTCGGAGGATGTATTTGGTCCCGGGCAAAGCCCGGAAGTACAAAAGCGGCTCTTTGACGAGCTAACCCAACTAGACCTTGGCGGTCAGAAGCTAACGCCTAAGCAGATAAGAGAGTTTTACTTAGCGATGACAAAGGCTCAGAAGAACTTTCACGAGAATAGTCTCAAAATGTCCAAGGAGGCTCACGATAATCGGTTCCAACTAGAAAGAAGAACTCTTTATTTGATGAAGGCTTCTGGGGCAATGCCTTCAGCTATTTCTGCACAAGAGGAAAAAACTTGGCAAGCAGGAAGGGCAGCGTGGCAAGTGGGTACCGCGTCTCTTCTTAAGGATCATCCAGATCTAATGCCGGGCAAAATCCAACCGGGTATTACTACTCCCATAGCTCCAGTAATCGAAAATATGAAAGTGGCAGCAAAGCGAGCTTGGGCTAAACACGATACCTTGATGTTAGGCGAAGATGTGGAAGGAGCCCTAGCGGCCTCTGAGGAGGCCAAGAAATATGAACACCAAGCAAAATTGCTGGAACAAATGGCGAAAGATGGAAAGAGTCTAGAGGAAGCATGGAAAAATATAAAAATAAAGAAACTAAAAAATGATTTAACCGACCTAAGAGAACAAATTAATTTAGACATGCTCGACCCGGGAACACTAAGTCGGGAAACAATAGAAGCTCGAAGGGAAGAAACTAGAAAGTCTATTAAGGACGGAAGTTATCAAATGAAGCAGACCTTCAAGGATCTCTTCGCCGCTTGGCACTACGGAACCAAAGAAATGATGATCGATGCTGATGAAGCATTATTTACATTTGGCATGGAGTTCAGAAGCGGAATAGCTTCTGCGTTTGGCGAAGCGATTAAGGGAACTAAGACTTTGGAGGAAGCTTTCAGTGACATGTTCCTAAAGTTGGCCGATTATGCTCTAGATCAAGTACTCCAGATGACAGTAAATAGAGTAATAGGCTCGTTCGCGCAGGCTGCTCCAGCAGCAACGGGTGGCTTGATTACTAATAATGGTGTTCAAAAATTTGCTAGAGGTGGACCAGTTGTAGGAGGGTCAGGAACCAAAGACGATGTGCCTGCATTTTTACAACAAGGGGAATATGTACTAAGAAAAGCGGCGGTTAAAAAGTATGGAGTTTCTCTAATTGATCTCATTAATAATGAGGGATTTGGGGCGGTAAATAAATATGCCACCGGAGGCAGAGTCGGTGCAGGCGTCCGTGCAGGAAGAGGCCCCGGAAAGATTGTCGGAGATCCAAAATTAGGCCAGCCGGCATATATTCTATATCCTGACGGCAGCAAAACTTTAGTGTCAGAAATGACCGCCTTAAGAAGACAAAGAGGTCTACCTCAATATGAACACACAGATCCAGACCCCAGCTTCTTTGGAAAAAAGAACTATAAGGTAGATTACTGGACGCACTTGTCTGAGCCCACGACGCACGGTGGACTAGGAATGTCTACCAAAGACATAGCTAAGTTAAAAGCGCAATGGGAGGCAAACGCATTCGCCGATCCGCAAGAAGGACTGGTCTCGAATATAAAACATGGGAGAGAGGGAAGATGGGTAGATTATAATTTAAGAAATGCATTTGTTTACGATAGTGATAAGTTCCCGTCGCTTGATCATAGTTACTTTTCAATAGATCCTAGATTAACTAGACAAGCACTTGCCGACAGTGACAATCCAAGGAACAAAATTAGACAAGACAAGGTGTCCAAACTTTATAGCTACTACGAAGATAGAGCAAGTGATCTAATTGCCCATGCAGAAGCAGTAGCAAAATGGAAGGCCGCGAAGAAGAAGAGAATGAAGTACTCCATGATCGCTGCTGCGGCATCATTAGGCATAAGTGCATTAACAGGTGGCGCTGGGCTAGGCATGCCCGGAGCGCAAGGCACCGTCGGCGGCAACTTCTTTAGCTGGCTAGGTGGAGCTTCGGGAGGAGCGGTAACCAGTAGAGGTATCGGGAAGGCCACGGGCGGACTAATCGGCGACGCTATCCCAGCCATGTTAATGGGCGGAGAATACGTAGTCAATAGAAGTGCAGTACAAAAATACGGTTCAGATTTCTTTACCCAACTGAACAAGGGGAATGTCCCTGCGTTTGCTTCGGGCGGGTACGTGGGCGGAAATGGTCTACGATCAAGCAAGGGATCAGAGAAAAATGCCAAAGGAATAATGTCTGAGCCCTCTGTCGCTGATGGGGATACAACAAACAATATTACAATTAACGTAAATCTAAACGAAAACGGAGGGATAACGACCGACGTAAATACTGGAGGAGAAGGGATATCTCTCGAAAAGGCCAGATCGCTTGGAACACTTATCAAACAAACCGTAGTAGAGACTATCGTACAGCAGAAAAGACAGGGAGGAATACTCCATCAATCCACACAAAATAGGGGGTAAGGCTCTTTAGTCCTCTTCGAGGGGAACCATGTCTCCGAGCTTCATTAATTCGCTCAGTTTGTCTACAGGCTTACCTAGACCCCCAACGGCCGTATAAACCGTCAGAGAGGGCTTGTCGCCGCTGTAAATGCCCCTGTGGACGACGTTCCCCGGCTTAAGCATCCTACATAATTGGTCAAATGCTTGATCGAGGCTGGATTGAGGTATATTGTCGAGTTGTTCTTTCCCTCCTACGACAATTGCTCCGGCGCAATTACCCGTAGAAACATCGATACCTCCCGAAAGTAAACCTTTTTTGAAATTGTCTCTTATCGCTCTGGAAATACTAACCGGATCTTCCCAGTCTTTCACTGGGGCAGCACCGAACATCATTAATCCAGAATCTAGTACAGACTTATAATCACTAGAATCGAAAGCCGTATAAGAGCTGTCTCTAGAAGCAGTTAAGTTAAATAAGTGAAACAGACCAGCCATGCTCATGTTAGCGGTATCCCAAAATTTAGAAACAACCAAGTTGGGATACAGCTTACCGATCCTTTCATTATCAATGATGACGAAAGGAGATACTATACCTTCTTCCACCAACTTATAAACGTCATTTAAACATTTGTGGGCATTTGCATTAACCTTTTTTCCTTCGGAATGTTTGGGTAAGGCTAAAATGACACCGACCTTCGGAGTCTTTGCTCCGAGTGTATCCTGTAATTCTTTCGCAGCGAGGACTAAGGAAGTCACTGTACCTGACCCTGTTCCTCCACCCGCACCTGCGCACACCATGATTTTATCCAGTTCTTCGCCGAACGAATATCTCATGAAATCTACTACTTCCTCTTTCTTTTCGGCGAATACTTTTTTTGCATATGCGGGATCTTTCCCGGCACCGCCTTCTCCAATTAGAAGTTTATTTTGCAAGTTAACAGTGTTTAAGTCTTGTTGAGCAGTGTTGAGAACCGCAATTTTTCTGTACCCCAATTTGTGGAATGTCTCTGCGATTCTCGATCCGCCTTGGCCAGCCCCTACAAAAGCAAATTTGAAGGCTGCGTCCATTTCGTCTTTCACTTCCTTTACGACTACCTCTTCTGGCTCAGGCATTGGAATGTCTGGCAAGGAAATATCAGGAATATCTGGGTTATTATAAGCGTTTACGTCTACCGGGTCTTGCATACTACTTATTACACTTGATAAGTGGATTTATTCTCCTTTAAGTGACTCGATCTGCTCTTCTAATTCCTTGATTTTTTTATCAATTAGTACCATTGACTCATTATACAACAAGGGAGTAGACGCTAGCTCTCCCTTTATGAGGGGCAGGTCTAGATTAGGGGTAAAGTCTTTTATTATTTCGTATGATGCGCCAGCCTTAGTCACTCCTAGATACGGAGAATCCAAAACGGCTTCCCATTTTTTTACAGAGACATTGCCAGAGATCATACTTATCGGTAACGGATAAGACAAGTAGATTATGGTTTTATTGTCTTTCCTTTCTATTCCAGAAATGCTTCTCTCTTCTATTGGCTTATTAGCTGACAGAGTATACCGAGAAGAAAGGGACGCACCTGAACCAGAGCCATCTTTAATATTGAAAATGTCACCCTCTTCGGAAGCAGCAATATATGTACCGTTCGAGATCAGCTCTATTGACTCAATGGATCCATTTTCGGTAATAGATTTTACCTCTACCCTTGCGTGCTCTTGAGTATCATCGCTTGAATTAAGTTTACTAAGGGGTCCAGCGCAAGAGATAATATCTCCGACGACATAATCTGTGCCACCATCAGCCACGTCTACTTTTGTGATCTGATATTCGTTTGCTGTAAACTCTAACGAATCATTAGCAGATATAGATCCGCTTTCTGCTATCCCATCTATAACTAATTTATTCGCGGAATCTACTCGGGCCTCTTTTACATAAAGGAATTGTTTTTTATGTGATAATCTATAGTATTCATTATCTCCGTCAATAATTATAAAGCTACCATCTTTTATTGGTATCCAGTCAGCTTTGGAACAAGCCGTTATTCTTTTGGAACCATTTACAACAGATACTGTATATCCGAATTTTTTTCTTATCATTACTGCCATATCTTTATACCTTTATTTTTGTTTTATTGAGTGAATATCGTTTTCTGGTAGAGCAGCTGCTGCTACAGCTACGCTACCTTCTCCATCCGGTGGAGATATATTAATCGACGGAGCCCTGTCATACCCGCTACCAACTTGCGTTACCGTTATTTCCACCACTTTTCCGTCTTTAATGGTGGCAACTGCTTTGAGTTTAAACCCAGACATATCTAATCCGTTCGGATCCTCAATGATAACCTTCGGTGGTTTAGTATATCCGCTGCCTCCATTTATTATATGTATATCAAAAATGTTATTAAAGCCATTAAATTTAACTATTTGGTCCACTGGCATATTTTTGCAGTAAGGCTCTATTTCAGGAGGGAGATCTCTTAGGTAGTTCTTAATTTTAGTTATATGTTCTGTCCAACTCTTGCTCCCTTCCTCTAGGGACTTCATAAATTCAAAGTCTAACACAGAAAAAAATGATTGTCTATGCTTTTTCACTTCCTCTATTTTAAAATCTATAGCAAGGAGTACATCATCAACTTTTTTAGTATCTTCATTAAAGTAATACAAATAATCATGAATAGAATATAAAGTATTGGGAAAGAAGTAATTTGATTTTATTTCATTTCTGTCGATCCTATCTGACATGATAACATCGTTCATCATAACCTCTGGCGACCGGTCTGACGGAACGGAGTAGACATATCTTTTCTCATTTTTTAATATGATCATTAAAATTCTATTAATTCCAGTTTTCATTTTAATCGTTATATGGGTTCGTACCGTCTCCCCCGGCGGCAAATGGTAAAGTAACGAACGCGTTTGTGTCCCATGTGGACTCATGTAATTTCGTTTCTTGGTCGTATGCGCTTGGAGTCCTTACCGTGGAATCTAGTATAGAGTAATCATTCGTAGCGACCACCCCAAAAAAGCCTTCATTTAAATAACTATCATCTATTAACCTGCCCATGTGCACATCAAAATATCGGTCTGTTTTTACGAGCCCTCCGTAACCAGCGCCGAAACCCGCTGGGTGATGGTCCCAAACTCCGGGAATATTTTCAAATACATCGCCCTCTTTCATCCATTGTCTTACACTATATGGAAATGTCCCAAGGTCATTTTTCGCAGTTAGTAGACTCTTGGAATAATCTGTAGTGCCGGGATAGGCCTCATATGGACCGTTCCAAGAATTAAGTCCTACGATAGCGTAAGAAGATAACTGCGACTTTTCCTGTTCTGGGGGTAAATTATTCGGATCGAAGTATACTCTAAATCTTCTGAAACCGTAAAGCGGCCTGCTTTTACCTTCAATTTTTTGACCCCTCCAGTTATGAGAATCTATTTTGTCTACGTCTGGACTTGCTAGGGTATCATTATCTGCTGGGCCATCGTACTGCCTTCCCCATCCGCCGTAAGGTATTCCTGCCCTAGGCAACGGGACCCAAGTTCCACCTGCTGGATCGCTACCAGCGGGTGGCCTAGTCGCCCCAGTGGTCCACGTAAACGGACCACTCGGTGCTCCTAACGCAGGGATTGGTCCAGCGAAAATCGTAGATCTATCTACATCATAAATTCCCCCCGAAGATGAGCGTTTCCCTTGTCTAAATCTACATCTACTTATCGAATCCATGTCATTAGGGTAAACATAATAACTTGTCGTGACTTTCTCTGACATCCTACATGTATATTCGTAGTAACCTTGGTAATCATATAGTTCTTCAACGTCTTGATGAGTAAGGACTCGAACATGGGATATTCCGTTACCTTCCCATTGACCATTTACGTTCATTCTTAACCAATATTTAAAGCCATTTTCTGCACTCGCACTGTAATATTGAGTGGGATAAACTGGGCAAGCAAAAGTTCCCGTTGATGGTGAGGGAGATATCGTCGAAAAACCATCCGGGTGATCGTGATCCCCGACGTACCATCCTGATGATAGACTGGTAAATCTATACATTCCAGAGAGGGTAGACTCTCCGCATGGGTCGCAATCGGATGTTTTGTTAACTCTGTGATCCCTAGCAAATCCTATGTGCATACCGCTTTCCCAACAATCGGTTATACGGTCCGCGTTAGAGTCGTAGCACGGATTGAGTTTCTTATCTTTAATTTCTTTATCGTAGCTATCATATAGTTTTAGAGCCATATAGTAGGCGTTGGAATAATTAAAGACGTAAGAAGATCCGTCTTCCCCAGCTGGAGGACTGAGGGTAATTTGTGAAGGAAGTTGGGCGTCGTTTACTCCTCGTTCGAAGGGGATTTCAATAATTCTAAAATCTGGCTTTTTAGATACTTCGTGCGCTGCAAATTCTATATTAGGCCTATTGGCTATGTCCTTGGGTCTGCCATCCGGGGTAAAATCTGCCCCAGAAAAAGGATGCTTAGACAAGTATAAGAATCCTCCCGCTAGGTCTGAAAACGAATTATTTATAAGGTTGAGTTTAATATGCCCATCTGCAGTTATGAACTGTTCCGTCGTTATCGTTTCACATACGTCGGCCACGCCATTAACCGTTTTGCATACGTGATCGCCCGGTCTTTTCCCACCGTCTTTTCTCGGAGTCAACCAGTAATTCGATGGCCTCGGATTGTTTACCTCAATAATATCCCACCCTTCTCCATTGGATGCATAATTATCAGCCGAGCTCTGCCCGTTTTCGTCCAAAGCTTCTACAACTAAATCAAAGTGTCTTCTGGGTCCTCCGGTCGTCGCTGCGTTAAGGGCAAAGGTATAGTTGAAGTAGCTTGAATTAGTTTCAAAAGACGTTATCAAATCTGCCGGACTAGAATTCGGGCTAACTTTTCTGATTGTAATTTTATACTTTAAAATAATGGGTATGTCTACTTCGTTAAGGAAGGTCGACTCCCAACTCACTGCCGCGTCTTTATCTTCTAAATTTGAATAGAATTGTTTTTCGGCGGAGTCTTTTTCCTCATTGAGAATCGGAGAGTCCGTAGCTAGTCTCAGGGAATGAACTTTAATATCTTTGATAGGATAGTGGTCTGTTACTTGAATATTATTGTCTTTGTGCGCACTCGACAAAACGGAAACAGCATTAACTGCAAATACTCTAAAATAATAGGTTTTATTATTTCTCGGTGGGATATAGTAGGTAATAGGGTTATCGTTATTATCTGTTGGGTCCGTTAAGAAAAGGGTTCTCATTAAGAACTCTTTCTTTGGAATGGATGATCCGGGAGATACGGTATCGTCAGAATCAAATTGAGACCCTTCTTTAACATAAATTCTGTACCCTACGGTCGTTCCTATGGTATCATCATCGGGTTTATCTACCGTGATGTTGATTTTCTTCGTATTACTTGTGCTGAGATTATAGTTACCGACAATTAGTGAGACCCCGTCCGGACCCGGTGGAGCCGCCGTTGGATTGTCAGGCCCCGTCGGGGGAGAATATACTAACCCCTTCTCTATATAGTCATATTTTCGTGGCTCGTGCACTAGGGCCTGTACAGAATATTTGAACTTTTCTTCTTCCTTTGTGGATATGACAGTATATTGGTTACTCGCGTACGCATTGTCTACCAGTGTCCAAGTAGCGTTATCTACGATCGTGCCCGAATTTAACGAGCTTTCGAACATCCATTCTCCTTGCGAAACGTCTCCAGCGTGAGCGATTTTTGTGCCGAAAATATCCCCCTTGCTATTACCAATACCTTCTGGGCCGATATTGATAGTGTTATCTATGGTGATATTAGATGATGACTCATTAAAAACAAAAGACTGTATGTGGGGCTTTCTTATGTCCTTCACGTCTGAACTATCTAATCCGCCATCAACCTCATCTGCCCCCGCTACCAAAGATGTGTCGTAAAAGTATGATGGGGTATTTAAGAATAAGGTATATTCTGTCTCTTCCTTTATTGTGGGCACCCTGTCTAGAGTTATGGCCTTAACGTGCTTTTCGTCATCGTAATAATCGTAGTTAATAACTCTACCGCCGTATCTATCGGCGTCTCTATTTTCGTCTACGACTCTAATAATATCTCCCGGGCGCAAGAGCATACCTTCCGGACCAATCGTAAAGCCAATTGTTTCTGCTTGAGCTGATTCGGTGGTTAGTATCCATCTTCCCAGTCTTACTGCTTGTGACCGGCTAGTGCATGCGAATGCAGTAATCTCTTTTTCTATAACTCCATGCTTTCTTATGCCCTCTGTGTCCTCTACGTATTCGATCGCCGGTTTGTAGAAGTTCGTTCTGTCATTATATCTGACCAAGCATACGGTCGGCCTGATATTGCTACTAGTCGAACTATATGTAAAGTCTCCGCCCTCTACATTAGCGTTAGTATAGTGGGCTATTTCTGGTTTTGGCCTATCTTGTACGGTGTGTATGCTGCCTAGGCCATAGTAAAGTATTGACCTGAAAACACTAGCAAAATCTTTTAAGACTTTATACGCGTCTTCTCTCGTGTTAATTAATACGTTTGCTGTAAATCTGGGCTCCAATCCACCTTCTCCATTGTCGACCAATACGTCACAATATTTAGCTATTTCATAGAGAGACCACTTATCTACGAGGCTCTTGTCGATGTGCTTGCCTACTCCATATCTATCGTTGGTGAGTATATCATAAAAGATCCAAGCTGGGTTATCGGTCCATTTTTTTTCTTCCGAAAACGTTCCGCCCCAAGGTTGTTCGTTATATGTTCTTGTCAGTGGCTCATATCCTCCATTACCCGCAGGTACCTTAACTTTAAGCAGTCTAACGTCATAGGCTCGAGTTGGAACTTGGGAAAAGTATTCAGCGTTAAACTTCATGGCCGCCATGGCTGAGGTAGGATAGGAGAACGTATCTTCGAAAACCTCAGTAATAGAATCTATGTAGGTCTCGTTATTTACATTACTTTCTATGGAATCCAACGTGACTCTGGTTATTTCAAATTCCCACCCCGCGAGTTGATCCGTTTTTAAACTGTCGTCTACCGTTATCTCTTGCTTCGCTAAGTATGCGCTCCTAATGAGTCCCTCTACTCCGTTTTCAATCGCTCCGTCTTCTGGGTACCAATCTCTAGCGGTATTTAAGTCCATAAACCCAGCGTCATCAACATATATGGGCCTATATCTATATCGAAAACTAATTTTACTTCCTCTTAAATTTGCCATATCGTCCAGTATAGCTTGATCGACCTCTGTACCTTCTTCGAAGTCGTCCATGGTTTTTTGATAAGTCAGTGAGCCTACTTTTAAGTTGATTCTTACCTTTTCCAATTGAGGATTAAGAATACTGTAGACCTTGGGGTGATAAAAGAATGGATTATCGATCGTTCCCCCAGTGACATCGGTTCCGTCTCCTTCTGGATCATTGACATCTGGACCCCTCAACCTTTCATTAATCGTTCTAGTCTTTTCTAACCCCTGATCTGATCCTACCTTTAAAAAATTATCGCCTTCTCTTACTCCTTCTGCTCTGCCATTAGAGAAGGAAACTACTGCTCTTTGAAAATTGTATTGACTGTTTGCGTTTACTACTGGCGTGTCATTAAGAAAAACTGATCTAAGTATAGCCTCTGGCCAATCTCCGTGAGCTTGAAAATTAACTTCGCTCCAGCCCACTTGGCCTTCGGAATTGTCGCCTCCGGGAACCCATTCGCCACTAACTATTCCATCAATCTCCCCTTCAGAAATTAAATCTAAGGTCTTTATTATTCCTCTGGAGGTAACCCATGTTTCTGTTCCGTCTGTAGCGTAACCAGAAAAGACCCCCTCTCCAGTTCTATTAGAAAAGACGATATCTTGATAGCCGTCGTAATCAGAATATGCTTCTGCGTTTTGTGCTGCAGTATCTACACCATAAACCTGATCGTTCGTGCCAGCTAAAGAAGGGTCGGTGGACGTGTTCGTAACCGTCCTGCCTTTTATAAATGAATTATCATTTTGTATTGACATTTTATTTACGCTACCTTTCCTGCGTCGTCTACCTTGGCGTATGCCACATCATACGAAGACATGACTACTTGACTGCCGACAATTAATCTTCCATATCCCACTGGAACTGGTCCGCCCTCGTTAATTACGTTAACCGGCCCGCCAAAAAGATAAGAGTTTGCTAATGCTTGGGGGTCTGAACTAGGATTGAGCATCTGCCTAGTATCCGGCATAGCAGGAGGCTGCGCCAGCAGATTCGAAGCGCCGAGACTCATAAGCATAAGTCCAATCATCGCTGTGTAAGGGTTCTCAGCTCCAGCGAATATCCAGAATCCGCCGAATGTGCCAACCATGTCTAGCCAATCTGATCCTTCGAGAACCGGTATAATATCTAGTCTTTTAAAGTCTCCCCTGATGATCGCCATTTCATTTAACTCTGAAAATTTTGACCCCGGAGAAATTTCTTTTTCGTTAACTAGGACTTTATATCTGCCGTAAGCGTTTTTGGTATTTAAAAAATATCTTCTAAGTGAATCATGTGTTTGGACATTTATTGCGTGCAGTGCTTCGTTTGCGCTATCTATTTGTAGGTCCCACTCCCCTCTTCCCGCTGCCTTTCCTAGGGTACCATGTAATACTATTTTTGTTAGTTTCTTATCCATGATATTCTGAAAATTTATTTATTTTTACCGAGTACATAATTAACGGAAGATTACTACTTTGACTTATCGCTTTGTCTGCTCCAGAAAAAGAATGATTGTCTGATGTATGCGAGTGATAGTATGCCTTTATGTCTCCCTTTTCAGATACTTTTAGGTAATCTAGCGGGTCAATCTCAAAAAAGGAACTTTTGTTATTTGCTATATTTTTACACTTCATCGAATCGATAGAGTTATCTTGATCTAAGACTATTAGGCCGCAGCATTCATCTGGAAATTCAGACAGGGAATGTTCTTTAATTTTAGATTTTACTTTTGTTGTCAGTAGGTCCATTATTGTATGCTCGTTTTGCTATTGGTTCCGGGGAAGCCTCCAAACATTAAGAAGTTGTTGGCTTGTTTATATTCGTTATTTTCTAGGTACTTTGCCGCGCCGGTCTTACCCCATCGATATTTGCACCCAGCTATACTTTTAGAACATCTGTCTGCATACCAATAGGCTGAGTTAGGCGGGGGTATATTTTTTATTGGCCCATAACTCGCTGCAGAATTACCTTTGGACATATAGTAATATCTGATATCATTCTTTTCTACAAAAACTATTGCTCCCGTAGGATAATTTATGTTTCCTTGATATTCTCCAGATATCCTAGTGTGTGCCTCTCCTATCGCGTAGCCGACCCATGAGGCCCCGTCTGGCTCTCCGAATCCCGTTATCTGAACGTCGTCGTCTCCCGCTATGGGCGGAGCGAATTGGGGGAGTATCGCTGTATTTCCAAATCTTTCTTTTTGTTTCGATATATCTGAAGGACAATTCTCACAACTATTATTAGGCGGCGGATCGCTTGCGCTGTATTCGTATGCACAGCCCTCTCCCCTGTAGGAAAATGGGCAACGGTTAGAAAGGCAAAGCCTGCTGGGAATTTTAAAATTTTCTAAGTCTAAAACCGAGGAGAGTTCTAATTGGATAGAGCTTTTACTCTCTGAAATTTTTCTATTTATATAATAAATTTCCCTAGGGAATTCTGGATTGGTTCCTGTATGTTGCCCTGCTCCGGGGATATTGTTACTCGCGTCTAGATATTTTAAAAATGTTCTGCATCTGGTGACTTTGGCTCCGGCCATGTTATCTAGGGATATGATCGCTTGCTTAAGCGAAGTAAAGTTGTAGTCTGCCCCTTTGTCATCTATCCCCTTCATCGGGACGAATGTAATTGTTGGTCTTGGTAGATCACTGCTGGAACTGATTTCAAATCCTTCGGTAAGTATAGGGAGAGCGTGATAGGCTTCATTTTTGAAATAAATTTTTTCTCTATTTAACACTTCCATGTTATGGAAGCGGAGCTTATCTTGGAGTACTAGTGTGCTTCCTAGTATAAGATTTTTTTTGATTTCTGAAATGTCAATTTCATATAGGGAAATAATTGCATCTGCCTCTAGGGCATGAACCTCTTTGGAAATTTCCTGCACCGTAGTCTTTGCTGTATCTGGCTTGATCTTATCTGGCATCTTTATGACCTTTCGCTGAACGTCGCAGAAACTGTATAATTATCATCAAATTGTAGCGTGGAACTCCATTGTGTACATATAAATTTTTTCATCACTCCATATGGTTCTGGAGCTTTAAAGAAGAACGGGTCTCTTCCAGACTTAGATGCAAGGAAGTGGATTATGGCCGTGGCTTCTTGTTTGTTTCTTTTATCGAAGTTCAGCGTAAAGCTTAGCTTATCATTATTTATTCCGTCAGTTAGCCTTTGTTCGTAGCCATCCCCAAACTGAATAGTTAGAACTCTGGGTTCATGAGCTATCCCTAGATTGTAGGAGGGACTCCAGATAAACAGGGGCCAAGTTTTGGAGGCACCTGCAATGGTAATATTGACGCTGCCGTCCCAATATATTGATCCTATCTCTGGAGTGTTTACGGCAGAGCTAGTGTGATCTTTAATGCAGTACCAAAATCTATCACCCACAGAGACGATATCATTTACATAGTATTTTTTACTAGTATCTACCCAGCCAGCTATATTATATATTGAAGCCATATTCCTTGTACCCTTGCATCTTATTTACACTATAATAGTGTAATTACTAATGTAAATTAAAAAAAGGTAGCTAGATAGATGGGTACATTTCAATATTTAATGCAGGCATTGGGGTTCGGGAGCCGTCCTCCCATCTCATATAGGGATCTCGACGTTAAGATAAATAACTCAGGGGTATACTGCACAGATGCAAGTCTGGATACTCAGGCCTCTTTTAATCCAGCATTTAACACTGATTCTCAGCACTCTTTCAATTTAGCTGGGGAGAATTACCCCGAGGGCACCTTGTCTATCGAGTATCTTTTAACTGGAGTTGATCCTCTGGCAGACTTTAGGAATAGAAAAAACCCACATGAGTTATATTTTGGTGGGTTTCATGTAAAATCCGGTTACCTTTCTTCCTATCAGGTAGATACTAATTCTTATGATTCATTAGTCGCGCAGGCAAGTTTTAGTTTTTATGAACCCATACTGGGGGAGATTTCATATGGAACAAGCGATTTGCCCGATGATATACAGCCATTGAATGCCTCAGATATCACAATAGACGAGGGGATTTATATTAAATCCGGCCAGTTAGGGTCATTTAATTATACTTACAATTCCAGCTTTGAGCCAGCGTACAATGTTGACAAAAAGACACCTGCAGATATGGTGTTTGGTCCAGAAAGAATAGAAGCTTCTGCCGTAATATATAACTATGACCTAAGCTTGTTGGCCACGGGGATTAGAGAAAACTATAAAATTAATTTAAATGATAAAAATGGAAATTTAAAGCAGTCTTTTATTCTTAACGCGCAAATAGGAGACAAAAGTATCTCGGTATCCGAGGGAGAAGGGGGTATTATATCTACCGAAATTAAAATGGGACAAGCTAACATGGGCGTGTTTGCTGGAGAAGAAGCAGAGATTACGGATATGATTCCAGATTCTGGAGACACGGGTGACTTGGTGAAATTGGAAGGAAATAATTTCGTAGGCGTAGAAAAAGTAATGTTAGGTCAATTCCCATGCGAAATATCAGAATTTAATTCAACAGAAGTAAATTTTTATGTACCCAGCGAGACGTTTTCTGGATACAAGGCCCCAGTGCATTTGATCACGAATGGAATGCGGACGTCTTCTCCCACTGGATTCTTAGTTACTGGTGGTATTACTTTTTAACTTTCTTGAGTCTTTCTATTAGCTCAAAGACTTTAATTTTGGATATATCATTAAGAGAGTTTAGGTCATCTGATTTTTTATAATCTTCTTTGGCTAGCTTCATTCGGAGCTTGTCAAAGGATATGCCTTTCTCCTTCATTAGGGAGGAGAGCATGTTTCTAGGGTCAAGAGAATTATCTGAGGGCTCTTCGTCTTGAATTTTTACGTTACCCAGTTCTTCTTGTGCAACGATATTAATTTTTAAAAAGTTTCGAACGCAGCGAACGAATGCTCTGTTTTCTGCTATCGGACCCAAGAAGAATTTAGCAAAACTTTTGGTATTATGTGGGGAAGCATCTCCTACTGAGGAAAATACTACCTCTCTACCTTCCGTTTCATAATTCGGAATCCAAGTAATACTACAAGTCGCTACGACATAATCTGGTGATGGAGTGTGTACATCATACCTTACATCTGTGAAGCCTCTTACTTGGGCTAGTTCTTTAATACCTCCCAGCAAGATAATTAATTGGTAGTCTTTAAGCTTAGAGACATTTGTTTCTCCATTGGAGCGTTCTTTGTTTGCCACAAGGAACTCTGAGCTAATCATTTTTCTCCAATCGATTAATCCTTCGTTTGTGTATGTGTAGTCTACATCATCAAGTAAACCGTGATCATTCCGTTTGATTAGTTTCATATCTTAATTGTAAAAAAGGACCCGACAAAGGTCAAGACTATTTTTGATAAAATATCTAGCTATTAGTCTTCTTTCTCCAGTAGTAAATAGCTGTCTAGTTGATCCCAAAAATCTGGGTCATCGATTACTGGAGAAGGGGTTACATTTCTTATGTTCTCTACGGGCGGGTTATCTTCAGAGAACACGCTGCTCTGGTAAATATTATTTTTAAACACACTAAAGGAACAGCTCTTGTAGTAAATATTTTTTAGATTTTTGCCTTCAAGCTCTTTGATGTTGTCTGCAGAATATTGAGGCTTTTGCATGATGCCTCCTACATCTAGGAATTTTAATTTTAATTTATTTAAATCTTCGTCTCCCAGTTTGGATAAAAGATATAATTTAACTCCAGTTCTCTTTACTAGATCTAAATACTTTGGATCCGCAGCGTCATCAATAAAATATACGAATTCATTTATATTATTTTTAAATTTTTTAATTAAATTTAAGTTAATTGGTTTATCAGTAACGATCGAACAGGGGCACCTTAGTAACTGCTGTTGCAGAGCGCCCTCGTTAAAGTATTCATCCATCCTTATGATGATAGATTCTACACCTAGCTCTTCATGGTTTTCTATATGGGTTGCAGGTATCAGTTCTACTTTTCTAGCGTGATACTCCTTACCCACTCTTATTGTTTTGTATGGAAAATCTGGGTTCAGGTCTAATAATTTACATACGGATTTAACTACCCTCTCTGGCGTGATTTTGTTGATGGATTTTTCTACCTCTATTGGGGAATAGCTTGGTCTTTCTCCCTCTTTTCTTTCTGGTTGCAATATTATTGCTTTATCCTTGCTGCTCCAATACGGGCCAGAATTATCGGGTAGCATATTACAATAAAGTCCGACCATTTTCTTGTCTAAACCAGAAGCAAAATGTATACCGAAGCTGTCAATGCCCACGTGTAGATCTGCGTGTCTAATTAAATATGCCGTTTGGTTAAAGTCTGTTTTCCCTCGCATGTCATAACATCCGTGAACTGCTCTTTCGTCCGCCAGCCCTAGCTGGACAACTGTAATGTTTTCTTCCTTTAGCGTCGGGGAGATCACATCCATGAATTCATCCCAATAATCGTATTTTCTGGACTCGTACTTACCGTAGGGCTGAAGAGTTATATACCTGCCCTTAAAAGATAGGGGCACGAACTTATCATATATATAGGGCTTATCTATCTGTAGCCCCGTATTTAATGCGAATGATTCTACCAAGTGCATGTTAACTCCATAGGGTTTTTATTGTTATCTTATAAATGATCAACGATAATATATTGCAAATAGGGAAAATAAGCAAGTTATCTGTAAAAAGACATGCTGCAAGGGTTAGCCACACTGAGAAGCACAACGGACAGGTGATGAGTCTTATAAAGAAAGTATTGTGGTGGGACTGTAGATACTCAATGTAATCTAGCGCTGGGTTGCTCTTCTGTTTATCTTTGAAATCATCAATTAAAAAGAATCTACTGCCCCCTATAAAGGTCGCGTATTCTAGGAATGCTTCACTGTGCATCCACACAAGTAAAACTAGCGCTACGCCACAAGATATTGAAAATAGTTCTATCATAATATATGATCAATGTTTTTTAATTCTATACCAAATAGACTCGCTAGCTCTCTGGAGGAAGAATCTCTGTCGTAATTGTCTTTAAAGATAATTTTCTTTATTCCGTAGGAAGATATCATCCTTAGACAGTCATTACAAGGCAAAAGTGTAGAGGCTAGGAGGGTACACTCCCCGGGTTTAACATATCTAAGTGCATTCACCTCTGCGTGAACTACCCTTTTTCGTCTCTCGTCCCTATCCTCCCAATTAATTTCTATACCGGGGGGCGCGCCATTATAGCCTAATCCAGCTACACTGTTGTCTTCCCTAAGAGCGCAGGCTCCGACCTTTACATATGGGTCTTCACTTCTTTCTGAAGCTACGAAAGCCAGCTTGAGAGCGTAAGTCTCCCAATCGATCCTCAAGGTTAGGCCTTTTCGTAAATATTTTGTGGGCGCCCAAAGGCCGTTTTAAGCGTATCTACTTTCACTAATCCGCCCCGCTTTAGTTCGACCCTCATCTTCTTCCTGAGTGAAGAAGCAGACAAAACGTTCTTAGTTTGAAGTAATTCAAAGGTGAACCTACCTTCTGGCCACTGTACACTAATCTTCGGTCTGCCGCGACGGCGGCTTGATTCCTCAACAGCGTTATTCCGTGGGGCGACTACAGCTTCCACAACTGGATTGCTTTCGAATGTATATGATGTATCTTCCATAGAACAAATATTACATCACTACCTAAAACAAGGCAAGTATTTTTTATTTAAAAATTTTTTTTAATCTATAATAAGTATGACAGTATTAGAAGCTTCAGGGACCCTGTATCAATGGTTTTCCGAAAATGATTCCTTTTGCCTTGAAAAAGACTTCTTAAAAATCATACCTATAACAGATAGTCCCAAGAGGGACAGGGCAGCAATATTATCTGCACTGAAGGACTTGGAAGAAGCTCACCTAATCGCGGGTAGCAGTCACGAAGACACCGAATATTGGATTTTAAGAAAGTCATTTGCATCCTTTGAGCAAAGCGTGAGTATTTCCGCGGATGTGGCATTAACCGTATCGCTTATGATCAACAAGTTCTGTGACATTATCGGCGATGAAAAACAGACATGCGATGCGACGAATATCACAGAGCAAGATATTAAAAATCTTATTTTCATTACCAACCTCATGAGCAACAAAGATGAGCTTGACAATCTTAAGGAGGAGGAGTAAAGTTTTTCGAAAGAGTGTGAATCTCTTTCATCCTGCCGAGAGGACAGCGGATAAGGTTTCCTAAGTGAGATGAAGCGTCATCAGGACTGTAGTATGGGTCCACAGCAAAGGGAAAGAACTGCTACAGAATATATACATTCTGAAAAAACTGGTGGGTAATTCCCGCCGCAATGCCCCAGCGTGTTGAGGTTAATCATTGTAATGAGTTTTCAAGCACAGTTTCTCACCCTGTAACAAGGGAGATGATTCTCGAAAGAGTTGCGTATATGTCGCTGAACGCCCCATCAGCACAAAATCACAGGGTCTAAGAAAAATGTTTCGCATATACTTTTCGCAAAGCCCCCTTAGTGGGGGTTTTGTGTCTTGTGTTCTAGAAAAATGTAATTCACATAGAAAAACGATTAGTTTATTTCCTAAGCCAATTAATGAATTCTCCTACCTCAGCCTTCGTTTGCTTTCTTTTTTCGTTGAGTTCATTTCCAAAATGCTTTTTGACTAAATTTGGATAGAAATACGCCATAAATTCATAGATATTAATGCTCGTACACGTGCTCCTCTGCAGTTGTATCCCTTTCATCTTGGGTGATGTTAGTCTTAGTTTTAAAAATTTATATATGACGTTTGTGAAATTTCTTTCGGCCTTGTAGAAGTTCTTAGCGGCGCCATTTACCCCAGATCGAACGTAAGTCTCCGCCCTGTGAAAAGGTAGGTGAGGAGTACCGTTACTGTCTTTGTTGAGTCCGAGTCCTAAGACTCTTTTTAGGATACTTGTCGAAGTCATACCCGTACCTCCCCTAGCGTAGCGCGTGATTTTTGTAACACACATTTTTTTTGCTGCTACGAAACCCGTGTTAGAATTATTTATTTGATTTATTGCACCCACTACGAAGTCTTCTGCGACGTTTATATAATCGTCTTCCGTGAAGAACCAGTAGTCATATTCATTTGCGTGTTTTTGAAAAGCATAATCAAAGGCTCCGAGACTAAGACCGAAGTTTTTCCTATGAAGGACAATAATCTTACCGTTTTTGGTCGAGTCTCCATTAATTTTGTTTAAATAATCTACGTAGTCTGGGTTAAGGTTCCATGGAGTGGAGTTCACCAAAAATAAATCCATTTTATGTTTATTATCTATCGTTTTTTCATGTTTGATTAGGCATTTTAATAGCTCGAGGTTGTGCTCATTAAAAATCTTATGAGGATTCTCCTGCCATTGTCTTCTTCCGCCCCATAGGGCTATGACTTTTGCGACTCTAGGTCTATAATATTTTGTTTTGTAAGGCATGCTTCGTTTCTTGTTAACTTTTAAGGGCAAAAGTTCGACAAATGTGTGTCCACGTTGGTGGCGAAAAGTTGCGGACGTGCAGGAAATCTATATCGACGAGCACCAGTTCGCCTGTTTTTGAGCATCTTAGAACATTCCCACCTGCAGCAAAGTCTGCCCAAATGAAAGACCTTCCCCTCCAAGGCACGTGCCCCAATTCCAAAAATGCGCACTTGATTTGTTCTCTGAAGTTTATGCGCTCATCTTTTTCCGGTTTATCGCCTTCGTTTATTTTTTCTATCTTTAGTCCGTAGAAATCTCCCCCGTTAAACTCGACAATTGCCTTACTTTCTGGAGTAATCTTCGTGTTTTTATAATTATTAAGTATATTTTGCAGTTTATGCACTGCATAGACGAGACTTTTACCTATGTTGTGCCTCAAGAAAATGTCGTAGCTTCTGTGCCACAAGTATTTCTCAATTCTTCTTTTGTTGTATTTTCCTTGCGTAAATATCTTATACCCATAATCTTCCCCCCTCGTCCATGCCCAAAGGTTCCTTTTCCCTGTGTCGAAAATCTTTTTCTTTTCGCGATTATGGGTTTCCCATCCCTCTCTTGTGCCTGATTGCCAAGCCGCGTTGCCGACGGGATAATAGGTCTCCCCGTTTATCTCAATCGTTTTCTGATCTTGGTTAATGCTGAAAGAGCATTTAATTAATTTTGGTTGGTATTTAATTTTCCTCTTCATCTCTAGTATTTACACAAAAAAAATCTTGACTTTTTTGGGGGCGCCTTTTATGGTCGTTTGGATGGAGCGGACAGTAATAGGTTTAAGCGGGGTAGCAGGAGCGGGGAAGGATTTATTTTTCAATCTACTAAGTAAAAAACTACCGGTAAGGCGGTTTGCTTTGGCAGATAAGTTAAAAAATGAATGCGCAAATTGGTGCTACACACACTATGATATTGATCCCCTCGAATGCTCCAGAGAAGACAAGGATAAGATCAGAGAGTTCCTCGTTTTTCACGGGACGTCTAAGCGAAAACTATCTAACGGTAGGCACTGGATAGATAAGTTGGATTTTGACGTGAAGGGTTTCCTGATCAATGCTCAGACGGAAGACACGCCAGTTATAACGGATATTCGGTATCAAGAGTATGAAACAGATGAGGTTCATTGGTTAAAGAACGAGCTGAATGGAGTGCTCGTACACATCACCCAGTACACTACTCCGACTCACGGCTGGGAGTGTGAACAATATGAGCTTCCTCCCGTTAACGAAGAGGAGAAGAGAATGAATCCCATTTTAAAGGAAAATGCTGACTTTTTGGTAAAATGGCAGAAAATAAAACATGACAATCCACTAGATAATGACTATCTTAACAATGAGGTAGATAAATTTGTCTCGTGGTATAATGAAAAAACCAAAAAAGAAAACTAAAACAGGTGACGAGGATCTAATTTTATTAAAAAAAATAATTAAAAATAAATGTGGCCCTAGTTTTATAGAACTCAGAGATAAGCATTCGAACCTCTTCTATTCTATATGTAACAAGTTCGCAAACAGATTAGACATCCAAGAAATTTATAAAGATAAAGATTTTGTTTTCTTTAAAGCGGTTCTGTCATTTAAAATAGAGAAAAAAGCGAAATTTTCTACTTGGCTGGGTAACTTTACTAGGTATCATTGCTTAAATTATATAAAGAGTAATAGTAAATATGTCAATACAGAGGAAAGCGTAATTAATCATTTCTTCGATCAAAAATCAGTAGAAGACTTCGCTCCAGTTGAAGAATATAAGAATGATATATCTCGAGCATTTGATATACTAAAGAAATTAAATGATAAAAGGATATTTAGAATTTTTGAGCTGAGGTATCTCAGAAGAGGAGCAAAACTTACTTGGAAAGACATAGCTGAGAAATTCGAATTAACACCGCAGACGATCATTAATCTTCACGGAAAAGGAAGGGCGGCTATAAAAAAGCAAATGGATTCAAAAAATATTTTTAAAAAGGGTTGACAAAAGTTTGGATAGGCTATATCGTAACGGAAGTATGGATAACGCAGAACAAAAAAGCGAATGGTCCCAAAGGGAGTTAGGCGCTCTCTGGAAAAGGGAAAGCCCCAATCAGAAATACCTCACCGGCAGAATTCAAGTCGACGGTAAGGAAGTAAACGTAGTTGTGTTTATGAATAAGCACAAATCTAAGGACAATCAACCGGACTTTAGGGTTTATCGCTCTAAAGACCGGAATGAAGGAGAATCCTCAAGAGAGACAGAAACTACTGCTTCGACGGCACAGGAGGAACTTCTGTAAGTTATGTCCCTCTCTATTAACTGTCCCGTCAACTCCGTTTCGTTCGGCCAAGTATCTGTGGCGCTCCTAAAGGAGCTCCACAAGAGACAGGAGGATGTCAAAATTCTCCCTATTGGCGATAAAATTGATCTCCTCTCTCAGAAAGATGACGTCGAATTTTCGAAATGGCTAGACGGGGCAGTTAAGTCTTTCAACAAGACTCACAAGAGAGAGGACGCAGCGTTTAAGTTATGGCACTTAAACGGCTCAAATACGTTTCTTAGTGACAACCAAGCGCTTTTTACTTTTCATGAGCTAGATAGCCCGACGGAATCAGAGGTAAATATTGCCAAGAACAATAGAAAAGTTATTTTCTCCTCCACTTACTCTACAGAAGTGTTTAAAGCGAAAGGAGTAAATGCCCATTTTGTTCCGTTGGGGTTTGACACCAATAATTTTGAAGTATTAGACAAGCAGTACTTTGATGACGACAGGGTAGTATTCACCCTGTCTGGAAAATTCGAGTTCAGGAAACATCACGGTAAAATCCTAAAAGCATGGGCCGAAAAATTCGGCGACAACAACAAATATTTTCTTCAGTGTGCTTTATTTAATCCATTTTTAAATGCCCAGAACAATAACGATTTAATTGCTAGGTCATTAGATCATAAAAAATATTTCAACATGAGTTTCTTGGGGCCAATGGAGAAGAACTCAGAGTATAACGATTATCTTAATTCGGGTAACATATCTATCGGTATGTCCGGTGGCGAAGGATGGGGGCTGCCCGAATTTCAGTCGGTCGCTCTAGGAAAGCATGCCGTGATACTTAACGCACACGCCTATAAAGACTGGGCGAACAAGGATAATGCGGTATTAGTCGAGCCCTCTAGAAAAGTAGACTGTATAGACGGCCTATTCTTTAGAAAGGGGGACCCATTTAATCAAGGTCAAATGTTTGATTGGGACGAAGATGATTTTATTTCTGCCTGTGAAGAGGCAGTGAAAAGAGTAGAGTCTAACAGGGTAAATGAGGCAGGTATGAAGTTACAGGAAGATTTTACCTACGGCAAGACACTAGACGGAATCAAGAGGGTTCTAGAAGGATAGCACAGATCATGCCTGTTTATATGTACGAACATCCTGAGACTGGAGAAGTCAGAGAAGAGGTTCAAGGTATGACCGACGAGCATCTTTATATTGATGAGAGTGGTATTGAGTGGAAGAGGGTTTTTACTACGTCCAATATCGGCGTAGACGCTACAAACGTAGACCCGTTCTCCTCAAAAGCATTTGCGGATGCTACAAGGGATAAAAAAATGAGTGTGGGAGACTTGTGGGATATGTCCGCAGAGATGAGCGAGAAAAGGGAAAAGGTAGCGGGGGAAGATCCAGTACTCAAAGAGTATAATAAAAAAGAGAAGAAAAAACGCAAAGGCAAGGAGTTGGCCCCAGCCAATGTAAGAAGGGATAAGAACAAGTGAAAGAATATACCGTAAGATTAGACAATGGAATTAAGAATCTAGTCAGCTCTACCGACGAGATGGTAACGGAGCTAGGAATTTGCCTACAAGTTTGGCAAGATTTAAAAAAGATGAGCTCCATGAACGACGGTCTTTCTCAAGAGGACGCAGTCATACAGAAAGTATTGACCCAAATCTTAAGTCAAGAACTGGGCGGGGAGGAGAATATTGACTACCCAGAATATTACGAAAGAGAGGCTACGAAGGCCGAGGTCCAGTTACCCGAGGACGGTAACTATTACAACAAATAATGATAAATGTTTATTATATGCACACAGATAATACTGGAGCCAGCATAAATTCTAGGCGTCCAGACTGGTTCGGTCACGATAAATGTTTTAATAATTTCCTTTCTACCCTTAATCAGGACAGCACAAGAGTCACAGTATCTTTCGACGGAGACCCATCGGAATTTGTAGACAGATTCAGAAATCACGAAAAATGGGGAAGCGTTGAGGTTATACCTAATACTTTCGAAAAGAAGCCAAGGGGAGCATATAACGCCCTTTTTATTTACGACTTGATAACACGCAGTGCCCTGCCGAATGATGATTGGGTATATATATTAGAGAACGACTATCTTCACGTAAAAGGCTGGGACGAAAAGATACTAGAGCTTAGTGATTCCAACATAAAGTTTGACTATGTTTCCCTGTACGACCACTTAGATAAGTATTACCACGCGGACAAGAGAAGAAAACAAAAGTCCTTGCATAAAGACTTGCACTCGCAGATTTTCGTCAGTGCTTCTCACCATTGGAGAACAGTACCGTCTACATGTGGGTCTTGGGCTTTTAAGGTCTCTACTTTCCTAGAAGATAAACAAGTTTTCTATGACATATCAGAGGACCATAAACTATTTACCCACTTACGCAAAGAGAAGGGGAGATCATTAATTAGCGCCGTACCCGGACTATCAACACACTGTATAAAAGAGTACCTGTCACCCGCTATAAATTGGAAAGAGATACAGGATGAATCCGCATAGAGTTACGTCAGATTTTGAGCAGGCCATTGCTTCCTACACGGGTAGCCCACATGCAGTAGTCGTAGATTGCTGCACGAACGCGTTGTTTCTTTGTTTAAAATACTTGGGATTAAATCGCAGGGAAATAAGTATACCCTCCCATACATACATGTCTGTGCCCTGCTCTATCATACATGCTGGCGGTAAAGTTAAATTTGAGAAGTCTTCCCAGCGGCTTACTGGAGCATACAGACTCAAACCTACTCCCGTTTGGGACAGTTCGCTTAGATTTACAAAAAATATGTATAAAAAGGGGCAATATATGTGTCTTTCTTTTTCTGGCCCCAAGAAAATTTTAAAACTGGGAAAAGGCGGAGCGATCCTTACCGATAACGAGAGAGCTTATGAGTGGTTTAAAAGAGCAAGGTATAATGGAAGAAATTCTATAGCACACATCTCTGACAAATTTGATATGTTGGGCTGGAATATGTATATGTCTCCAGATGCAGCTGCCAGAGGGCTACTACTCATGTCGGGCATGGAAGATAAGAATAAAGATGTGACGCAGGAGTACCAAGACCTCTCAAAATATGAAGTATACACACAATGAATTGGAAGAAGTATTGGACATGCGACAATAACTTACCCAAAGGGGACATGAGGGTAGGAACAGAGGAGGAGCTGTATTTTACAGTAGGTAAGATGTTCGGTGTAGGTCTCGCTCAACCGGACGGGATAGCTTGGGTCACCGGAAAGCCAGTGGGTAATGATTTTTTAAATGATCTCGCTGAAGACATTATAGATGCACTTGATTTGAGCAAGGGCGATACATTAATTGAGTTATGTTGTGGAAATGGACTGCTAACTAAAAGGCTCTCAGGAGCAGTAGGGCGTATATATGCGTTTGATTTTGCGGAACACTTAATCAACATGGCTAAGGGGTGCAAAAGCGTAGACAATATAATCTATTTTATTAACGACGCCAAGCATGAGTTTTCTAAAGATTTAGCGAGTACACACTCTGCTAAGTTTTTAATGAGCGACGCACTTGGTTATTTTTCTCCCAAAGACCTAGAGCACATAATTTCAGAGATCAAGAATATAAATAATGATTTCACCTTCTACTTACCCACGGTACCGAACGATAAATCAGACAAGTATTCAAAAGATGATCAGGGGTTTAATGGCGGGATAGGTAGGTGGTGGACTACAGAAGAAATAATTAAGATTGCCTCCGATCTGGACCTAGAATACAATATAAGAAAAGAAAAGTTTTACGACTACAGGATGGACGTTCTATTAAAAAGCAGATAGATGAAAATAGGCATAATGCAACCATACTTCTTTCCTTACATTGGATACTGGCAACTTATAAATACTGTGGATAAATTCGTTATCTTGGACGACGTGAATTTTATAAAAAGAGGATGGATACATAGAAACAATATCATTGCTCAAGGCAGGCCTGAGCAAATTAATGTTTGTATCGAAAAAAGCAGCAGAAATAAATTAATACGAGAGCTATCGTTATCAGAAGAGCATAACTGGAAAATTAAATTAATAAGAAAAATAAAACACACGTACTCCAAGGCGCCCTACTACCATGACGTTGAGAAGCTTGTATCTGACATAATATTAACCGACGCGAGAAATCTGTCGTCATTTTTATTTAATTCTATCTGTAATATAGCAGAGCTACTTGACATACGAGCAGAGCTGGTTCCGAGCTCATCTATATACCCAAAGGGAGAACTTAAGGGCCAAGAAAGAATCATAGATATATGCGTCAGAGAAGGTGCGGATGTATATATAAACCCAATCGGAGGAAAACTTCTATATAACAAGGATAGGTTTCGAGAGAGCAATCTTGAATTAAATTTTATTCAGATGAACGATGACAACCCTAGCTCATCCATTCTGGACGTTCTGATGAAGAACACACTTCAAGATATAAGCCTTATGATGGAGAGATATAAATTATGCTAGACCAAAATTATTACTCCCAAAATATTAAAGAAAGTAATGGCGATCTAATGTATCAAGTAGGCAAGACCGTAGACGGAAAGGCCGTGGAGAAGGAGCAGGTAGAATTAATATCGAGATCAATTAAAAATAATTTAAATTTAAATTTAAAAGATAAAGTTTTAGATCTATGCTGCGGTAATGGTCTCTTAACCAATAAAACAGCACATTATGTTGATTCAGTTAAGGGCGTAGATATCCACGAAGACCTAATAAATATTGCCCGAAGAAACTCCGCGTTTAATGCCTCTTACGAAACGGGAAGCGCATTAGATTATCACTACAAAGACAAGGATTATAATAAGGTTTATATGTATGATGCCCAATTTCACTTTAGCCACATTGAATTTAAGTATGGCCTAAAGAGGATAAGAGATATCTTAAACGTGGGCACAAAATTCTTAGTGGGGGCAATTTTAGACGCAGAAAGACTCCCCACCTTCCTGAGAAATGAAGAAGACAAGGCGTCCTATTTTGATTGCTTAGACAACAACGAGACCTTTATTGGGACTTGGTGGAACAAAGAGCACATAAAAAAAACTTGCGCTGATTTAGGACTAGAATGTAAGATAATAGATATAGATGACAAATCATACATGTCGCATTATAGATACGATGCTTTAATAGAATTTTAAAATGATAAGAAAAGTTATAGTAACAGGGGTACTCGGTCAGGACGGAGCGAATATGGCAGAAAAACTTATTCGCATACCGGGGTATGAAGTATATGGAATGATGAGGCGATCAGCCAATCCTAACTTTATTAATACAAAAAAATTCAAAGACAGTGAAAGATTTAAATTTATTTATGGAGATCTCACTGATGACGTGAGCCTAGACAACTTGGTTAGAGATATCCAGCCTGATTATTTTATTAATTTTGCAGCTAATAGTTTCGTTGGCTGTTCATGGGATATGCCCGAGCAGGTGATGGACGTAAATTGCACGGGAGTATTAAGATGCCTCGAGGCTATACGTAAATTTAAGCCCGAATGTAGGTTTTACAGTGCAGGAAGTAGCGAGGAGTTCGGAGACGTAGACTACAGCCCACAGGACATGAAGCACCCTATAAAACCCCGAAGCCCTTATGGAGCCTCCAAAGCGGCAGCAAGGCATCTGGTTAAAGTATATCGCGAGTCTCACGGTCTTTATGCTGTTCATGGTATATTATTTAATCATGAGGGGACAAAACGCGGAGAGGAGTTCGTAACTAGAAAAATTTCTAAAGGCGTTGCAGCTATTAAAAAACATTTGGAAACAAACATGACGATAGAGGCCCCACCTGCTATCGAATTAGGAAATTTAGATGCGAAAAGAGACTGGAGTGATAGCGAAGATTTTATTAATGGAGTTTGGCTCATGTTAAACCAGCCCGAGCCAAAGGATTATATCCTAGCAAGCGGGGAAACACATTCTATCAGAGAATTCGTTGAAAAAGCATTTAAGTATGCGGAAATAAATGGTTACTGGGCTTATCAGGGGGTGGACGAGACATATCTTCACAGGGACAGTTCCTATGGTCATTCCCTAGTTAAAGTCAATCCTAAATTTTATCGGCCAGCGGAAGTAGAGGTTCTAATGGGCGACCCCACAGACGCGATTGAAAATTTAGGCTGGCGTCCCAAAGGGAGCTTTGATACACTTGTACAGAAGATGGTAAGACATGACATCGAAAACCAAGTTTGATTATCATAGGTTGATCGTAAATTGTTTCTGCGATTTTGAAAAAGGGACGTACGGTGCCAAACTAAATGAAGCAGTAAAGATATATGATAAGTACCCTGACCCAGAGTTTTGGGACTGGATGATTATAAATTGTAGCTTTAAGCTCCCTACTTTAGACTTTTTTCTTACTGAAGACGGCACTCGATTCATACAGGAAAAGTATAAACTAATGAGAACTAAAGAATCCAAAAAGCCCTTTACAAATATCGGGTTGGGTGCTAAGGTTGGTAAAGACAAAAGGTATCCGAAGAAGAATCTCACCGTCTTGGACTTTATCAGAAATGGCAAGAAAAAAGAAGACTAATAATTCAGTAGGTATTACTCCTCAGCAGCAAATTCAGGCTTACCTAGAGCAGAATAAGGGAGATCACTATAACTTTGAAGAGGAAAGGACTTACACTGTCTCCAGTGGCAGCCTACTATTAGACATAGAGATGGGAGGGGGCATTAAGCCCGGCATAATTAGAGCCTCCGGTGTGGCGGAGGGAGGAAAAACTTCTTGTGCTCTAGCCTTCGCACGTAACTTCCAAAAGATGGAAAACTCCATGGTTATATACGTTAAATCTGAGGGCAGGTTGTCCAAGGACATGATAGAAAGGTCGGGAATAGATACTAATGAAGATAAATGGTTCGTCTATAAATGTAATGTATATGAAAGTGTTATTGATTTCATGCGCCAGATGGTTAAAGACAATCCCTCTGACACAAGATACATGTTTATTATTGATTCTATGGACGCTTTGGTGCCTAGGGGCGATCTAGAAAAGGGCGCAGATGAAGCAATCAAAGTCGCGGGAGGCTCTTTGTTAAGCTCTGATTTCCTCAAGCGTATGGCGCTAGGATTAGGTACGAGAGGACACATCTGTTACATGATATCTCAGGTAAGGACAAAGGTATCAATCAATCCCTACGAAAAGAGCGACCCCCGTCTAACGAACGCTTCAGGTGGAAACGCAATGCTACATTACAGTGATTGGATCTTAGAATTTCAACCTCGCTTTGTGAAGGACTTGATAACTACGCAACCTAATGGAAAAGGAGAGCAGTTGGGGCACTGGTGTAAGATTGTTTTCAGAAAAAGCTCTAATGAAAAGACGGGTATAGAAGTAAGGTACCCAGTTAAGTATAGAGCTTCGTCGGGTAAAAGCATATGGGTCGAAAAAGAGGTGGCAGATATGATGCTGGCTTGGGACATGGCGACAGCGAAGGGAGCTTGGGTAACGGTCTCAGATGAGATTATTGAGGAAGTTAAGAAAGAGGCCAACTTGGAGTTTAAGAAGCAGCACCAAGGTATGGATAACTTTGGAAAATATTTTGAAGAGAATCCAGAGATGGGCAAGTATCTATTTCATAAATTTAGAGACGTACTAAAAAAAGCTTAGAGCATGAACGTCAGCTTACAAGAATGTTTCCTAAATATGGGGAGATGGACGAACAAAGCTGCGCCCAAGAGACCCCACCGCCCTTATCATTCTTATGGTAGAATGTATGATTTAATTTTTTCTGCGCAAAAGCATAATCTAAATAGGCCCCTGTCCATGTTAGAAATAGGAATAGACTTCGGGGGGTCGACGGCAGTTTTTCTCAAATTAGACTCTAATCATTTGCGCGAGCTCGTTGCTATAGACGTTGATGATAAACGAAGAAGGGCATATAGACTTCTCATGGACGACGAGAAGAGATGCAGGTTCCACACGATGGATGCTTACGAAGAAAGCACTGTTAGTTTTTTGTCTAAGAATTATGAGGGCTTTGATATCATCATTGATGACGGTCCGCATACGTGGGAATCGCAGAGGTTCTTTTTTGAGAATTATTACAAGCTGCTAAATGACGGTGGCCTTCTAGTCTGCGAAGACGTTAAATATTCTTACTTGCCAGAAGTTAAAAAACTAAGAGACGAGCACGACTTTAATCTATTTATAGTAGACCTACACGATAACACTAAGAACGATGCGAACCTTGACGACATGATGGTGTTGAGATATAAGAACTAATCATTATATATAGGACTTGGGGACGCCGCCCAAGATATACTTTCGTCTCCATTTTCTTGCTGTAGTATTTTGTGAAACCAGAGCTCCCGTTATTTTTTCAGTCTTCAGGGACAGGCGGTCTCCCATCTTATATATACAATAAGGCAAGCTACATTGGTCTCTTGAGCTAAATTTACACACCTGCTCCCACCACATCAACTGCAGCTCTCTAACGGACTCTGTATTTTTCATTACGAAAGATGATCCCAACCATAAACCAAATTTTTTTGGCATTTTATTTTTAATATAGAAATCCCTTTGCGCGTCCATGGTTTCGGGATAGTCTATCTTTAGACTTTTTACTGACTTAATTTCTTCATAGACGCAGTCTTTTGATGGATGCTTTCCTATAAGTATGTCGAACTCTTTATGGGTCTCTATAAAAAGCTTTGGGTCGGAGAGTATTCTCGAGGCGGCATCGTGCCATACTATATATTTATAATTTGAAAAGATTATGGAACATAAGATTTTGTATACTTTGGCATCTCTTCTACTCTTAAATGAGTCTATGTTCGAGAACGGGATACTTTTTATAGGAGTCCACCCATTGTCTTGGTACCATTGAGATGGGTTACTGCAGACTGCAACATAATCGCAATCATTAGATACAAACGCTGGAGGATTAAGCCTGCTGTAATCGTCGGTATTGGCGGTAAGTACTAGAATTTCCTTGCCCATAACTATTGAATACACTAAATTGATTTATGAACAGAAAGATGTTAACGTTAGCGGGTGAGGTTGAAGAATATACATGGAAGGCTGCAGTCTAAAAATGTTACAAAGTATTTAATAGACTGGCGCAAGAATTCTCGCTCCAAACTACAAACTAAAGCTAAAAGGTTCTTCCAGACTTACTGGAAAAATCACATAGTCTACGAGGAGTTCCCTGTCTATGGGACAAAAATGAAAGTAGACTTCCTAAATGCTACGAAAAAGGTGGCGATAGAAGTCAACGGCCCTCAACACGATTCATTTAATTCTTTTTTTCACAAAAAGTCTAGACTTAATTATTTAAAGTCAATTAAAAGAGACTACCAAAAGGCAAAATGGCTTGAGCTAAATGAATATACATTGATAGAGCTATCAACTGAAGAAGTTAATGGCTTATCTGAAGATTTTTTAGTCAAAAATATGAAAATATTAATATAATTACATTGAGGTAGTATCCTTTTAAAATGGCGTCAATAGTACTATACGGAGCTCTAGCAGACAGCAGCAATTGCGGTGATGGCGACCAGTATGATCCTACCATCTGTAGCACCGTTGAAGGTTATTCTAGCAAGGCAAACGCTTGTGACGAATCAGGTGGTCAAGATACGACGTCTTTTTCAATTACAGTTTACTATACTGGTAATCTTGAACTCACAACTGCGTTGTACGCCGACTCAGCTAGGAGCGTCAATATCGTTTGTCAAGATAGTGGCAACGACTACTGTACCTCAGAGGGAGAAGACAGGATATGTGATTGTGGGGGGCGATTTTTTTGGGACGAGGCGAACGAGCAAGTTATCGAGGTGGGCCTATCCGGCTCGACTCGTGGTCAAATTATTTCCGCGCCAGCGTCTTGTGTAGAAGAGTCTGCCGATGGTACAGAAACTGCCTCAGCGACTGCGACTAAATTTACGGAGAGCGCCACGGCGTCATCAACAGCGACGCAGACTTATGGCTCAGCCTGTAAAGATAGTAGTGGTAATACCCTTAAATGTACTTATGTTTGGGAGGCTTACTGGGATTGTTTTGCTCAAGATTGGTTAAAGTATCCGACCGATACAAGCTGTAATACTTCTGAGTGCGGTGGCTTATTTAATTGTAGCACTGCCTTAGATAATTTACCCAAGATAGAGTTTGTAGAACGTACCTGTAAGAAGGAGCCCGGCGCAGGTTGGAATAAGTGGGTATCTGAAAATGATACCACAGATGGTCACGGGGTTGCGGGATTTTGGGCTTCGTCTAGTTTATTTCCCGGAAGTAGCTCCTCTAATGCCCACTGGATAGAGAGGTGGCGTTTTTATGCAGACTGGGAGCCCAACCTAGATACAAGCGGAGACATCGAAGACATCGAAGACTCCACTCCGCTGAGCGATTGCGAATGGGGTAGTGATTTTGACTCGGCCAATTGTGACTGTAATGCTGGTGACAAGTCTCCTCACTCAAGTGGTAGTCCAGATTATATTATTTCCGCGAGTACGGCTACCCCCTCTTCTGATGGTTGGTGGAACAATGAAGGTATCGCTTCGGGTTACCCGGATTTAAAACAGATTCATGAGTGCGACGGCATCGTCGGTATCCATCGGACTTTTAGTCCTGCAAGTTCTAGCCATAGGTCAGGATCGTCTAGTTTCAATGAATGTGACGGGACCTCTACAGCAACATCTACTGCGTCAGAAACAGCTACACCGTCACAAACCGCGTCGTTTACTCCAACCGCATCGGCAACCCAGTCTCTCTTTACGGCGACCGGATCGGCAACCGGATCGGCTACGGGATCAGGAACAGCTACACCGTCACAAACCGCGTCGTTTACTCCAACCGCATCGGCGACGCAGTCCCTCTTTACGGCAACCGGATCGGCTACGGGATCAGGAACAGCCACATCGTCATCAACCGCATCGGCAACCCATACGTATGTTTGCTGTTTACCTCAAAGATTTTGGGCTTCGGGACTAACTTGGAGCCAGAATGATGTTGTAAGCGTCGTTATTACCCAGAACGATATAGACAATGGTTACAGTGGTGACGGGGAAGTGGGGGAAGAAAGATGCTTTAAGCTTAACGCTAGTAATTGGGCAACCTATAACAGCGGATCTAATAACCTAGTTCGTCCACATTTAACTGGATACTGGAACGAGTGTAATTGCTGTCAAACTTTCACTGCCTCCGCGACGGCGACGGCATCAGCCACAGAGACAGACGCTTGCTGTGTGCCAGAAAAATTTTGGTATGCGAACCAATCTTCGAATTATTCGAACGATGATGTTAGAAGCTATATACCTCCCACGATAGGAGAGGAGAGGTGTTATAAAGTTTATGATCAGGCAGGGGTTAATAATGATAAGTCCGTGCCCCCCGTAGACGGCAGCGGAACCGTAGATCAGTATTGGCGTCAATGTAATTGTTGTTGGACCTTCACTGCCTCCGCGTCAGCGACTGCCACACCGACATCTTCTCCCGGCACAGAAACTGCCTCAGCGACTGCGACTAAATTTACGGAGAGCGCCACGGCGTCATCAACAGCGACACCATCGGCGACGCAGTCTCTCTTTACGGCAACCGGATCGGCTACGGGATCAGGAACAGCTACACCGTCACAAACCGTGTCGTTTACTCCAACCGCGTCGGCGACACAGTCCCTCTTTACGGCAACCGG